CATCAGCAACAGATTCGACACTCTGAGACAACTCCTTAATATTCTTCGTTATCTCTGCCACCGCCTTATCCATGCCCTTCTTCATCTCGACAGGTGATGCGCCGGCAGCCAAGTACTTCTGACTATTGCGTAAAATCTCCCTAGCCAAGACAGTCGACGTCGTTGTACCGTCGCCAGCAACATTGTTGGTTTCAGATGCTACTTGTTTAATCAAGCTTGCCGCGGCATGCTCGAAAGGGTCATCCAGCTCCACAAAGTTAGCGACCGTCACACCGTCTTTTGTTATAACCGGGCGCCCTTCTCCAGTAGACAAAATAACATTTCTGCCTTTTGGACCCAGCGTAGCTGCAACATTGTCAGCTAGCTTGTTAACGCCGTTTAGGATTTTTTGTTGCAGTTCCGCTCTTTCAGCGTACAGCTTTGTCATATAAACCTCGCTCAAATATAAAGTAATAACATTATAGAATAAAACAAGTTAAAGTTTAATCTTTTTCTGCTTTTCTTACATATGTTCTTTGACGTTTTTCAATTTGACCGGCTGTCCTTGCAGCTTCAAGGCCCATGTCACGATCACCGCCGATAAAATAACCGTTGATTTCGTTGGTTAATTTCTCAACTCTAGAAAACAGTTCAAAGATCTGCTCATTTAAGATGTCGACATACTGCTCGGCCAGGTCGCGCACGGCTTGCTGGCCGATCTTGATCTGTCCAATGAAGCCGAAGCCGTCTTGGTCATAGCGCTTCGGTTTGTAATACCGAGCACTTACAATAAACTGTGTTTCGCCGGCAGAACCCTCGTAACCAGAAGTTCTAGCTATTAAAGACCAAAAATACTCCGGGCCTTTGGCCAGCGCGGCTCGAAGCATAGCAACCGACTCTCTATAGCTACGGTACCCCTCATAAGTTTTCGCACCTACGTTTCTCCATCGAGAGTCTCCGGGTGGTAATTTCTCAAAGGTGACTGGCTCGTTATCTTTGTACAACCTGAAGGTCTTACCGCGCGGCGGTCGACCTTCGAATTCATCTTCATCTCGCAGTTCTGCCCCTGCAAAGAACTCTTTCGCATAATCAGAGTCATAAGAAGCTAATATCTTTTTGTATTGGTTTAAGCCGCCTGGACCGCCCTTGGCCCAGCGTCTTGCTTCGTCAGTGTCCATGGAGATAGGACTGTAAGCTTCGTCTTCTGTCGCAGAAGGTTCTCTTGATGGGTCGGAAGACAAGTCTTTTGGAAGCAACAGCAGCTTATAATTCTTCTGATAAGAAAGCAAAGATTCCAAAAATGTCTTCGCTGTGAAATCAAACTGAAAAAATCTAATCGCCTGTGGGACGTCGCCGGTCAGCGCTTTGGCTGAGCCGGCCTCTTTAAATGTCTTCAAGCCAACAATGTAACTCATGCGGCCTTCGGCTCCAGCTTGGCCAACATAATGACCGCTCTCTGGGTCTTGTTTTAGTCCACCTGGATCGATGAAGTGGTCGACCAAATCTCTGTAACTTCCGTGCACGTCTCCAGGCTTCTCGCCCAACAACTTCAAGCTGACCGGGTTCTGGTCATTGTCAAGCAAGTCTTGGATACCAGAGGTACCAGCAGGCACCTGATGGCCACTAAGCAATGCTGCAAGGAAACCTTCAAAAGCAAACCCAGCCGCAGAAGCGTTAAAGTGCAGCAAAATGTTCGTTAATGTGTCCAAAAGCACAATGTGCGAGAGGATCTCCGATACGTCGTCTGTCTCGGGTGGATTCTCAATAAATTCATTAATATATTGTATTTTTTCAGTTAAGTTGTTTCCTTTAGCGACAATCTTGGACAAAAGATTCTGAATAATCTCTCTGTCTTTTGTACCTTCCTTGCCCCACATCTTCTCTGAGATTCGGATGATCGGAAGTTTGAGGGTTACATCGCGGCGAGAAGGTTCTCCCCGCTCATTGATGTTCTGTCGAACTCGATCAATCATCTCGAAAATAAGTTTTAAATCAGCCCTATTCTCGAAATAGTTCTCTTTAATATACTGCAATTCTTTCTTATTCATAAAAGTACCTCTGTATTAATTAGAAAATTATATCTGCAATACCCAACTTTACAGCTTCGTGTGCATCGAAATAGACATTTGTCCTCTTGTCTATCAACTTTTTAATATACTTTTCTTCCATGTTCGTCTCTGAAGCTAAAGATTGAATGTACATCTTCTGTGTTAATTTTGTTTCAGCGAACTCGTTTTCCATATCCGCTATGTGCCCTGACTGTCCGGCTGCAACACCATGAATCATCACCCGACAGTTAGCGCCGATGCGACGTTCTCCCGTTGTGCCAGCAGCCAACAGCAGGACTCCAGCGGACATAACCTTTCCCACACCATATGTGTGTATGGGAGTGTCTTCTCTGATCATCCTCATAGTGTCGTACACTCCAAACATCTCAGCCGCGTGTCCGCCGTGAGAGGATACATAAAAACTTATTGGTTGTATGACCTCTTCATACTCTGGCTCCTCCTCGGTACCGCCAGTTACAATCAGGTTTTTGCTGGTACTGTGAAGGGCCAGCAGGCCGTACATAGCATCACAACAACGATCTTCGTTAATATCTCCATAAATGCCAGTAACTCTCAGTTCTGACTGGCTTGATATGGAACTCAGTATGGAGGCGTTAGGGTTAGCGCCTTCTTTTGTCTTCTCATTGAATTTCCTAAACAATTTTGTTCTCCTTTTCGATTTTCTCTACCTCTGTTAGTATCCTCATAGCCAGCTGCCAATCTGTTATGGACATCTTCCTCCACATTTGATCGTTAACAGAGTTTTTAAGTGAAAACAGCGCTAAGCGCCGCCAGTGCTCAAACGCAGCTTCGACGTCAGCGCGAGAAGAAGGATCAACAGACTTTAATAAGTCCTGCGCCATTCCGTCTATAAATTTTAAAAGCGCGATGCAATTTATAAAAGTAATTCGGTAAGAACTACTTTTTGAATAGGCTCCAAACACTTTAATTGCAAATATGTGGGAAATTACTCCTCCAAAAAACATCATAAAAGCTAAACTAAGATCCATCTAACACCACCTTTTTAAAAAAAAAGGCAGGGAATAAATCCCTGCCTTCTAAAACAGCTTAATAATTTAATACGTTACCTTCTTCGTCGGGCTCGTTTTTTCGAGCCACTCCTTTTTGCAGACATGAGTCTACGAGCCACTCGGCGAGCAACCTCATTAACGAGATCGCTGTCATCCTCAAGGAATACATCTTCCTCAAGTTCTTCACCTTCGCCTTCTTCTGGAGGAACGCCTTCTTCGCCGGCTGCGGCCACTGGCTCTTCGACTGGTGCCTCATCTCCTACGGGCTCGTCGAGCGCTGCTCCTTCGGGCTCCCCTCCGGAGACATCCATATCGATGCCAAGCTCTTGTGCCTTGTCAGCAGCTGCGCCTAAGATCGCCGCAAGCTTGTCCTCGGCGCTCATATCAGCGCCTTCTGCGCCGGCATCCGCCATCGGATCCTCGGCTGGCTCTTCGACTGGTGCATCATCTCCTACGGGTTCTTCTGCTGGAAGTTCTTCTCCACCACCCATTGCCATCTCACCGCCCATATCGGCGCCGCCGGCCTCAAGACCCTCTTCTTCGTCGTCCTTGTACATCATCCCGCCTTCGTCAAGTCTATCGACGAAGCCGTCTGCAAGACTGCCAATCTCAGCGAATTTCATGAACTTTCGGATTTCTTGTTCGTTTAAAAGCTGCTTTTTCATTTAAAAATCTCCTTGAAATGTATTTTAGCAATACAATTTAAATAGCTTAGTCTTTTAATAAATGACCTATTTTTTTTAAAGCAGAATCCTGTATTTGTTTGACCCTGACGAAACTCACGCCGAGACGGTCTGCAGCTTCTCTTAAAGTGAGTGCTCCGTGCCTCTCAACAGTTTCGAAAGTACAGTTATGTTCTTGCTCGTAAGATATCCAGTACCTACACTCTTCGATTGGGCATGCAACGTTTAATTTCTTGCAAGTCTGCAAACAGCTTTTCATAGATCATTCTCCACTTCTAATATGTCAAATATTGTTTTAATTTCTTCTTCTTTTAACGAAAATTTATCTTTATTTTCGCTAGCTAATCTGTGCATCTGCTTTATCTTTTTGCGCTTATTTTTGCCTTGTATCGCATTCTTTTCCTTACAAGAATCCAAAAAATTCAACACGCGCTCATCGCTCTCGATGTAACCGGTTAACATAAAGCGAAAAAACTGTGATTGACTCAAGCCATCGTACTGACACCTTATCCTCAGCTTGGCTTGTCTTTCTGCGGTATCATAAAACATTATTTTCTTTCTTTCTTCAGTTTTAGAACCTTTGTCGCTCATTTATCTCTCCAAAGGATGTGAGTTCCGGATTCGCTTTGGCCCGCTGAAGTCTGAGTCGTGAATTCACAGTTTAATTGCAGGTCTCTAATGCTAGTGCATCCTGAATAGGATAAGCCACTTCGAATGCCTCCGGCAATATCTCTCAACACTTCAGCGACCGGGCCGCGATATGCAACAGTAGAGGACACGCCCTCTGGTGTAGAGGATTTCCCCCTCCAATCCTTTTGTGCGTTGCTCGAAGCCATCCCTCTATAAACCTTATATCTAGACCCATCGGCGGAAGTAAACACTTGCCCCGGAGTCTCTTTTGTTCCAGCTAACATCGACCCCAACATCACAAAGTCAGCGCCGGCGGCTAGGGCCTTGATTATATCGCCGCTAGTTTTGAAGCCGCCGTCAGCTACAATGGGTATTTCATGAGCAGTTCTTGCGCAATCGATGACGCTCTGCAACGTTGGTACACCATGCCCACTAACCAGCCGGGTGGAGCAAATAGAGCCACCGCCAATTCCGACACGAACTGAGTCGGCGCCCCATGAAGCAAGATCGTCAAACGCTTCTAGCGTTGCAACATTTCCCGCCATAAGGTGCACATCACGCCCAAATTTGTTCTTCAAACTGGACAGAGCATCTCTCATCATCACGTGATGGCCATGAGCTACGTCGATACAAAGTATGTTGGCGCCGGAGTCGACAACATTTTGCGCCCTCTCTAAGAAGTCGCCAGTCATACCGATTGCTGCAGCCACATGCTTGACGCCGGAAGTATAAACATCAAAAACGATCTTAGCCTGTTCTTCGACAGAGTTATACCTGTGAATAATTCCCAACCCGCCGGCGGAAGACATAGACTTTGCCATGTTAAGCTCGGTAACCGTGTCCATGGGACTAGATATCACAGGTAGAGTAAGCTCAATGGATTCGGACAAGAACGCACTGGTATCGACATCAGACCTGCTGCGTATTTCACTATATTTTGGCACTAGGAGTGTATCATCAAATGACAGCGATTTCTTCATTGTTGACCGCCTCTTAGGTTGTTCAGTCTTCGCTGCAAATACCAAATTGCCTTCTCGATATCTCTCACTGCAGTGCCTTTGTGCATATGTCGGGATATATACTTGATGGCGTTACCGCAATTAAAGTCCAAATTCCAATCTTCTATAACATCAATGGTTTCATAAGCGCCATGATTGTAGTGCGAAGGGTGATCGACTAGGTTTAGCTTTACGTTCACTAAAGTACTGTTAGTTCCATCTGGATCGCAAGTCGAACCACCCTTAGGATGGCGATCTCGCATGTCCAGTTGCGCTGTGTTGTCGTGCCTGTTCTTTCTCTTATCTTTCATGGTTTTCTCCTTAAAACCCAGACGGCATGCCATTTAGTGGGTTGTCGATTTTCTCATCTGTGCTGCCCAGGGCGCCGGTGCCGCGGCCTGATATAGTTATGTTATCACTGTATAACTGACCCTCTACAAGTCTTGGTCGAAAGTGCACAACTGGGACTAAAATAAGTTGGGCGATCTTCGCGCCTCTCTCGACATACTGGGTCTCTCCCCCAATATTATGAAGGTCTACAAACACCTCCCCTTCGTAGCCACTGTCGACAATATGCGCGCCGACGACTAGGGACCGCTTTGCGCCCATACTTGACCGATTGCAAACCTGCAACATGTATCCATGCGGGATTCCAAAGCTAAGCCCAGTCGGGAGCAGCTTGTTTTCTCCCGGCTTTACACCTACCACCGAAGCCTTCGGGTCTTTAGGACAGTAAAAAACATCCAAACCAGCGTCACTGGGGTTGGCTCGTGTCGGCGCTATCGCTCCGTGTCTCATCTTGTATTCCAAAATCATTTTGTACCTCTTCAATAATTTTCATTGCTGATCCCCAGCAATCTGGACAGTAAATCCTTACAACTTCTTCTTTCTCTCTCACAACAACATTCCAAGTCGTTGCATGTTCCTTTGACTTTTTGTCAAAAGGCTTCTGACACATGTTGCACTCGTCACCGAGCATCCCGAACATCGTCATCTTTCTTTTAATTTCTTTTTTGGCTTTTTTGGCCTTGTTTCGGGCCATCTTTCTCTTCAAACTTCCCATTATTACCCCAATAATTTAAAAGTGTGGCGCACCGACCTGGTGCTGAATCCCCATTCTTCGCTAAAATCCAATTTAGCTGCATAGGGGCGATTAATATGTATAGTGTCAGTTTCTTTTACACCCCAGCACTTAATTGATGTCGTGGCTGAAGTCTCGTCGGTCACCTTAACAATCCAATACGGCTTACCATTCTTAGTTTTCTTAACCAAGACTTCGCGGGGCACAAACCACGCGATACCGAGCTGTCGATCCCACTTACCAATTGGAGGCACCATGTGCTTGTCAATTGAGTCTCTAACCTGCTTGGACATAACCAGATCAAATGGGAAGATCCCGGTGAGGGAGGACACAAAATCAATTTTCTCTTCCTTAGAGAACTCTCCCTCCGGGGAATATAGATCTATATTCTCAAGCAACCGCTTCGTGGACTTTGGCTTATCTTGAATGCAAGCCATCCAAAAATGTTTTGATCCTGTGAAGCGATCATCGATTACGGACTTCAAAGCTTCCGAGCGACACAATACGTCGAGAGCCTTCTTGTTCAACTTTGAATACACAATATCTTCATTAAACAACAATTCTTCCACATTGTTAAATGGTCGATTGTTGATAATCTGCTCAATCGCTTTGTCACCCAAGCCCTTGATAGAACTAAGAGGTTGAATTAGAGTTTTTCCATCCTCAGCGATCTCCCACTGCGCGGTTGATGTGTTAATGTCGAGAGCTTTAATCTTAAACCCGCTCTTCTGTGCTAAAGAAATAGCAGCCTCTTTGCGAGATTCGGGCTCCTTGTCAAGAAACGCAGCAATCCAACATTCAGGGTAATAGTTCAATAGCCATGCGCATTGAAAACTGAGTATAGAATAAGAAACAGCGTGAGACTTATTAAACCCATAACCGCTAAAGTACTCGAACGTTTGCCATAGGTCGCTTGCTGTGCTCTCCGCAATCTTCTTCTCCTTGCAGCCCTCGATAAATTTCTCTCTAATTTTATTCTTCTCTTGTGCACCTTTTCCAGTTCCTTTCTTTGTTAAAAGCTTGCGAAGTTTATTCCCCTCGTCAAGGGAAATATCCTTTCCAAGTTTATGTGCAAGCAAGGCAATCTGCTCCTGAAATATAAGGAATCCAGCAGTTTCACTAGTGACCTCCTCAAAGACGTCATTAAAATAGTAGACGTCATCCAAATTGTTCTTTGCCTTGACATATTTTTTATCGACGCCGGCGGAAAGTGGTCCTGGCCGGTAGATGGAAGTAATCGCAGAAATATCAATGATATTCTCTGGCTTTGCTCTTCGGGCTAGCCTTTGAGCGCCGGCATTAGTAAACTGGAAAACTCCAACAAATTTTCCTTTGTGGAAGATATTCTTGTACACTTTGCTGTCATTCAAATCGATCTTATCAGGGTGCAGGAACTTATCATAATAACCTTTGATGTCCTTAAAGGTTGGATTCTCGACATCATAATATCTCCTTAGCACGTGTGCCACTGCGGACTCGATCATCTCCAACGTAGAAAGCCCAAGTAAGTCAAATTTAATGAAGCCAAGGGGCTCAAGATGCCTCACATTCATTCCTTCTGACCACGGGGTCTGCATCACACCACCAGAACAAATCAAAGGCATGTGCTTGTCAAGGTCCTCTCCGATCACAACGCCGCCGGCATGACGGCTAGTTGACCTAACCTGGCCGACAAGAGACTCAACATGAGTCTTGATGTGGGGGTATTTGACAAGGAACATGTGTAGTGATTCAGAGTATTCCATAACCTCTTCAAAAGTTGGAACATACACACCAGCACGAATACCATGCTTTGCCTTCGCCTTCGGCGTAGCTTCTTTAACCATCCGACTTGTGACAGCGTTCACCTCTGGATATGGAACATCATAGAACTTTCCGATATCTTTGATGAGAGAACGAAGCTGCAAAGTGTTAAAGTTTGAGATGGGAACAACAGTGGTTTCTCCCCACTCCTCGGCCAAGATCTCCTTAAGCCCGAATGCATCGCTGACGTCATAATCAATATCTGGATAATCTTTAGCATCAGATCGTAAAAACCTGCTGAAAAGTAGACCATGCTTAATTGGATCAACTTGTGTAATGCCAAGCACATAAGACACCAGAGAGCCAGCTGCGGATCCACGGCCCGGGCCAGCTAACATATGGTCCCCCGCCTTGTCTGATACTGCTTTCATGGTAAGAAAGTATTTACTGAAGCCTCTATTGTTGATGACAGTAAGCTCGTTTTTAAGTCGATCAACGTACTCTTGGTTGTCTTCCAGACCTAGTTTTCTCAGCCCAGCAATTGATTCTTTAACCAGCGTTTGTTCACCAGATTCGCCATCAGGGACAACAAACCCAGGGAGACGGACAGTGTCATCCGGCATAAAGTCTTCAATTCTCTCATTAGCGATCCAATGAGTTTTTACAAGGGAATCATACACGATATCGTCGTTGTACGACACGCCGCACTCTTCTGAATACTTCTTGTATGAGTCCCACATTTGATCGCCGTTCTTCGGATAAAGTTCCATGCCCATCTCATCGATATCGATTGGTAGCTCAGACTTCATGTACTCTGGTACCTTTGATTTACCGAGCCAACCTAGGCGCTTATAAAGCTCGCGATCCTTCCAGGCCTCTGCGCTTGGATAGTGTGAATCAGCAGTAGAAATTAATTCAATTCCGAACTCTTCGTGCATTTTGATAACATACTTGTTTAATTCATGCTGCTCAGGCACGTTGTTCCATTGTAGCTCTCCGTACCAGCGATCGCCCAGGCAGTCAATCATGCGTCGTGTGGTTGTGCGCATGGCCTCCAAGACGGCCTCTTCTCCCTCTTCTCGATTGTTCCAGTAATCCTTAGCATATACTCCACCTAAACATGCAGAGGAGGCGATTACTCCCTCTCCATATTCTTTAAGCAGAGCGTAATCCAAGCGCGGTTTGCGATAGAAATTATCGCCTTGGTGCGAATCAGATACAATCTTGAAGATGTTGTTAAGCCCAGTTTGATTCATTGCCAACAGAACAAGGTGGCCGCTGGAGTTGATTATACTCTTCGACTTACCTTTCGAAGCAGCTTCATCCTCGGTTTCGACCTTATCTGTGTCGTTAATGACTTTCCTAGCTTGCTTCTTATCTTCTTTAATGCGATCGTACTCTCGCTTCCATTCTTCAACGGAAGGCACGAAGTATGCTTCTACACCAAAGATGGGCTTAAAGTCTTTGCCGGCTTCCTTCATCTTTTTAGCGTGCAATACTTGATAAGACATGCCATTCATATTTCCATGGTCAGTCAACGCTAGTGCGCTCATGCCGTTCTCATATGCAAAATCCATATGCTCTTGGGGGTATCCGAACCCGTCAAAGACCGAGCCGGCCACGCTGTGTGCATGCAAGCCTACGAAAGGAATGCTAGGTGTAGTTCTAGTCATCAATACTTCTCCATGTTTACTACAAAACAATATAAAAATATGTTATCGAAAGTAAACAGGAGTTTAATTATTTAAGATTTCAGACTGTATAGACAATATCAACCTTTTAATTTCTTCCAGATTTCTGCGCTGGGCTGCGTCTTTATATACCTTTCGCTTGTGGTAGTGAGTATTGCCCTTGACTTTGCCGTAGACGCCGGATCCCATTGCGTCATAATACTTTTTTCCGACCCTACTCAAGACCCACTTGTAGGTCTTGTTAACTACTTGCCTGTACTTTTGATAGTTATACTCTTTTCCGTGACAATTAATGGTCGCGGCCGGCCCGACAGGTGGAGGACCTCCCCACTCATCTACCTTATTTGCTAATTTTATAACGTACCTGGATACGTAATCCGAAAAAACCTCCGGGTCGAGCGCTCGACAGACGTCATTACCACCAAGAGTAACAATTCTTATTGATGTGGGATTGTAAGCTGCAATAGTCTCTGCCATACTCTTCTGCTCTTGCAGTTTCTTTTTGTCCTTTTTCGACTTGCCCTGTAGGTCGGCCTGCTTTGCCATAAACAAAGTTTCATACCACCATCTTGATGAAGCTCCGTTCCTGTACAGAACTCTAACCGCTCTGTCCGACGTCTCAAATTTCTTAATTAAAGTTGCCTCCTGGTAGGCGGTCGACGAGTCTCCAATAAAAAGAATTCTTTCTTTATACTTCTCGAAGCTTTTTGGTACAAATACGTACGTATAGGAAAAAGTAACGGCTATTGGAACGCCATTTTTCTTGGCCGGTGCAAACTCAGACCTCCGTAAAGCGTCCATAACGACCTGGACAAATTCCTTTGTAACGCGCTTTGAATTGGGGCGGTCTGGGTCAAGCTTGGTGCCTATTACTTTCCCTTCAGCATCGAGGGTCACCAGCACAGACACACCTAGCCGAGCCTTTACGGTCGGCTCAGGGACCGGGCGAGCGAGCTTTAGTAACTTAGGGTTCTCAATACCGGCTGGGGCGGGGGGATCAGCATGCACCACTCCATGATTTGGATAAAGCTGCTTAAACGCCTCTGCCCCCGTTTTTACTTTTGTGGCATAGCTTCTGACAGGTCGACCGTAGTATATGTCAGTAGTCTTAAGATAATACTTCATATCTCCAGTTTTCACCGCTTTATTCGCTGGTATCACTAGTCTTTTTCCTACGGCTTTCACAAACCTGGTTAAAAGCTCCATGCTAACACGCGCCGGGTCGCTTTGATAAGCCTCCCAAGCTTGTTGAGGGTCGGGATAAATCTTCAAAAGATGACGACCCATGACTTGAAAAGTACCCCACGCGGTTGATGCAATTGCAGCTTTCGGAGCAATTTTAAAAGCCTTTTCGAAATTTCTATATTTTGCCCGGTGATCAGAGTAAGTTTTTTTTCCGGATTGGTGAGGGCCGATATGTAATTTTTGCTTTTTAAGCTCCGGTATTTTATCCTCTTCGCCGAACTCTTTTGCGCGAGCAAGTAAATGATTATTGTTGAATGCTCGGGCGCCTGGAGAAAACGAGGTTTCAACCAAAGCCATACCGGCTATCCAAGCCGGATGCACTCCTGTATTGCTCGCCGCTTCGATAAGCAAATCATAATTGCTTTTTATCTTTTTTTTAGCTTTTTCTATATTCATTAATAATAATTAGTTTTTTAATCATCAAATCCGATTTCATTCCACTCTGCGTAGGAAAGCGTCGCCGGCTTCTTAATATATTTAGTTTCTCCTAGAAACTCACAGTATTTTTCCCAGCAATCAATTGAGAAATATTCTTCGACTGAGATAGTATGGTGGTTCTCAAAATCAAGGTTTTCAAATACTTTCTCCAAATCAAAATGTTTATATGAGTAGCGCTCTTCGACGGAAAGTCGTTCTTGGCGCTGGACTGGATCTCTCCACAACCCACTGGATGAAGTGTGGGACTCCTTTTTCAACTGTTCGATATCATCCATGTCAAATGTGACCCCTAAATAAAGATTATCCTTCACAGTTCTCCCCTCATAACTAATTGCAACTTTTGAATCTAAGAGTTGTCGTCGAACATCGCGCACAACAGAAGGAATATAGTAACCATATGGCCATGCGACATAGAATCTGTCAGGCGCCAGCCAGCGACTTATGCCACTCGACACCTTATGGGCGGTAAGGGCGCCGTGAATCGCAGACCACGCTAAATTATCCCTCTTGTTGATATCCCTAATCGCCAGTGGAATGTAATATATTTTTATAGGTCTTTTGAAGTCGTTCTTGTTGTGTTCAAAATGTCTATAACTGTAAATTGGGTCCTGTATTTTCTCGCCGACATGATGCTTTATGAGGCTGGAGACGTCATCACCGCAAACAACCCATATAGTGTTGCAGCCGGCATATGCACACTCCAGCACAGCCCTCTCAACGGCTAGATAGTTTGGTGCTAGCGGCATCATACTAGCATGCCATGGCATGTTAAAATCAGATCTTATACCAGAGACAGGTACGATGCCGGCAATGTGTCTTTTTAAACTCATAACCAGCTCAATAGCAGTTCAACTCAATAATCTTTTTGATACTTTAACATCATCTCGTCGATGTATTCCGCCACGTGATCGTTCTGCGGAATGTCCGGCAGCATTTTTCCAATTTCTCGAATTACATCGACGCATTGTGCTTCCGGGCCAAACTCGCGCTCGTCGTAGTCGTCATAGTATTCCTCATACAAGTCACCTTCTCCCATCAAGAAATCTTCCTCGTTGACCGGACCTACGTCCAGGCCGGTGGGTCCGTAATAATCATCGTCTTCTTCCTGGTAAAGGTAGTCGCTGGGGCCGAGCGCCCATGCGTCTTCCTCGTAAATGAGATCCTCGTCGAGTTCTTCCTCAAGCTCTTCTTCGAATTCTTCAAAAATGGGCGACAAAGCATCATACTCTTCTTTAATAATTTCTTGTAGTCTTTTTTTGGTAATCTTCATGCTGACTCTCCTGTATATTAATTAGTCCCAACCACCCCAATCTTCACGATTTTCCGCTGGGGACTTGGGAGTCATGGGTGGCATAGGCTTTTCCTTTCTCGTTACAGCTGCCACACGAGACTGCTTCGGTTTCGAAACTGTGCGCTTTCTTGGCGTCACAGCTTTTGCCACGGCGCGCTTCTTATCTGCAGGGACGTAGCAATCTGGATTAAGCCGGCACATTTTTTTCTTCCAGGCGGCAGAAGTTTCTCCTTTTAGCCTAGTATATATTGAGTACCTCTTACCAGGAACTTGGACTTTCAAATACCCCTTTCTCCTGGCTGCCCAATAAGCTTTTGAAAAGGACATTCCGGGATCTGGAATGTAGACTGCAGCCTTCTCACCTTTTTGCTTCTTCGGTGCTTTGCTAACCTTTGCCGCTTGGCCTTTTGGTTTCTTTGGTGCTTTAGCTACGAGTTGTGCACGTGAAGGCTTCTTTGGCTTCTTCGGGGTAGTTTTCTTCTCTCTTTTTTTCCAGAGTTCCCAATCATCACATACGCCGGCCGGCATTTCTCCGGGTCTGTTTTTGCAAAGAGAGTCCACCGTCGGCCGAAAGAGCTTGAGACAGCCATAGGTGTGTCGGCCGGTACAGTACTGCTTTGAGGCTTGATACTCTTGTTGTGTTGGTATGTCGTGAGGACTAGCCCGAGTCATCCACCTAAATTTTTCCGGAATCTTGAGGCCTCCTATACGCCTCCCACGAGAATCTCGTTTTGTCTTCTCCATCGGCGTCTCTTTTCGATATTTTTTTAACTTCGCGGCTGTGGCCCAACTAAAACGCTCCCAAAGGTCCTTGTAAGCCTGGTTGGAGTGATTTGCCCAGGATGGCTGTGGCAAGTATTTCATATCCTGTGGGCGGATCCGTGCATCCAGATAGTTCATACGGTAATGAATCCACAGCCTTGTCTTTTCCGCGCCTTGCTCCATGTCCGATGTGGCCCGGTAAGCCCAATTTTCCGCATTTTGAACAATTCGAATCACTCTGCGCTCTCCAGAAGAATAATCTGAAATTATCTTACGTATGTACTTGTATGATCTCATACCCCAAATGCCGTCTTCTTCGATCTTTTCCCACCCCTTGTATCTCTTCTCAATAACCTTATTGGCTGCAGCCTGTAGCTTCTTTACTTGCTCTCGGGTGCCCGGGGACAGATTGACACCCCGGTATCGACCTGTTCGATCACCATACTTTGGATGGCTTGGGTCTGGTCTGAAGTTTAGTATATATCTCAGAGCCTCGGAGTACTTAGGCCGTCGAGCTTTAGTTTTTTTTGTTTTAGGAGTGGGTACGCCGGCGAGGGCTCCGAGGGCAGAACCAGCACTTGCAATAGCGCCAAGGCCAGAACGGAATGGATCAATGATAGGCGCCAGGGTTGATTTGATATTTTTACTTCTCGGAGAAAAATGTTTCTTGCCATATGCAGGTTGGCGACGGACGATCCGTTTGCCGTCGCGGGTCATGTTAAAATAGAAAAAAGAATTTTTTCTTCTCTTGCCACTCTTTAAGATCCCTAGAACGCGCTTATCAAGTTTCCGAGTACCATCCACCACCGCGTTGTGTGTCAAAGCCCACTCCACCCACCTTTGGGCTGTTAAGATCTTTGTCCTGTCTTGTTGCTTATCTAGCCTCGACCATGCTATTTTCCCAGCGCTGCTCTTTCTACGTCCTTTGTATCTAGGGTATCCACCGAGGGCGTAATATTCGTCTAAAATTCTTCGAACATAGTTAATCTCTTTGGCTTTTATCTTGTACTTCTTTTCTGGGAAGCGACTCCGATCCCGGGCTGAGGGGCCGACAAGGGGGTGTCCGGGCCTAAAGATATCCGGGAGCACCCCTCTCGGATCTCTCACCTTCTTCTTGCCCTTCTTGCCCTTGGCTTCAAGAACACCCTCGCTTGGGTCATCTCCTGTTTGTGATTCTAACTCGTCCAAAGTTAACTCCAAATCTACTGCCTCGCACTATCCAACTTCGCATTCATTCTCCAACATAGAGGCATATGCTTCCGTAACAGCGTCTTCGACGCCGGCACAGATTGGGTCAGGGTCAGGCGACTCCGACAAAGCCTGAAGATAACCGTGTATGGCTGCGGCTTTATTAGCTAAAGCAACCAACTCCTCAACAGGTCTTTGTGGGCTGTCATCCATAACTGCTGAAGCCATGGCGTCCATTTCCTCTCTAATGATTTGCTTAAGTCGCGATCTAGTAATCTTCATGTCCCTCTCCAAAAAATAGAATCAACCTCTTTATAAATAGTCTGATAAATTGGATAAACATCTCTTTTCCAAAAAGCCAAACTAATCGCCGGCGAACCAAGTTTGCTGAGTATGTCAGCAGCCTTGATCCTCGCCATCGTATCAGAAAATCGATGGTCGTTTAGTTGTTCCGGAGACAGTAGTGATTCACAAACAATATCCTTATGATTGTTATTACCATCCACTCGACAACTATTAAAAAAACGTATCTCCCTAATAAAGCCGTCATCAAGGTGGATATCGCTAGAATGACTGCCAAGAGAGCGAGCGTCAAACCAATCCAAAACTCGATATCTTATAACTTTCCGAGAAAAGTACTCTTCCAGGCCGAAGACGTTCTCCAGATCAAACAAGTATAATTTATCATACCTTATTTGATGGAGGTTGTTATTCTTCGTGTGCACCGTTATTAGCTTGGCTTCTGGATCGATCCTCAGAGACTCTACCAAGTTTGTAAACGGGTTTAAACACTTCTCGAACAGCTCATAACTACGTCGAGCCCAGTCTTCTTCTAGTGTACCAGCGTCGGAGTTGAGAAGTGGCTCATAAGAATGAAGATCAGGAAAACGATTGAAAAGTATAGGAATCTCGTTCTCAAGGGCAAATCGTACTGCATCTAAGCCTCCTCCCAGAACAACTCTAGGCCAGTCTTTTTCAACACCCGCACCCATCGTAACCCGAAATCTTGACCCTTTTTCTATATTTCTCAATGGACTTGTGCCACTTTTTCAACAGACGGTAGTGCTTAACCTTCTCGTAGCACCGACCCCCTTTTTTTGGAGCCCTGACGGCTGTAACCCAAGCGGCCAACCACTTGCGCTTTTCACTTTTAAAACTGCAATTTTTCTTGACGGATTTTTTTAGCTGTCTCTTGATTCGCTTCATCCAAAAATCTGCAGATTCTGTAGGATTTTCTCTGTCGATATACTTCTCAGCCCAAGGCCAAAACTGCAATATCCCTACAGCCTTTGGCTTTCTCTTTTTACTGAATTTTCTATCGCCCCTGGCTTGAGGATTGTAGCCACTCTCCATGCAGGCTGCTGCCAACAACATGCCTCTTAGACTTGGAGGAGGATTATATTTTTTTTCTATCGCTACAAGCTTCCAAAGCAACGCCTCGTTGACCTTCGTGACATTCCTCACATTAGGGCAATTGAAGACAGCCTCGTCGATTAGTTCATCATACGTAACTGGGCTGTTCTTTCCAGTCTTTACGAAGTTCTTATCCGACCCATCACTCAACCTTATTGGTTTTACGAAGGAGCCAATATCTGGAGTGCCCTTGTGTGATAGATTTTTGTAGTCTGGCTTCGCATCGCTGCCTGCGCCAGTTGGCAGTATCAAAAACAAAGCAAAAATAAAATTCATGTGTTTCTCCCGGGTTAATGCCGGTTTTTAGTAAAAGATGTGTTAAGATACTTAATAATATATTTAGTTTTTAAAAAGTACTTTCGCTGATAAATCTTTCTTTCTAAAACTCGGCTTCTCCCACAAACCCTGTCACGTGGTTTTCCAAAACTACATGGTATTCCTCTCCCAGGACATTAATGCTTTCAAGTGCGTGCTTGGGCACCACCAGTACCATTCCAGTTCTCAACTTAGATTCCACATGTGGTTCTAACAAAGTCACTAAGCAGTAGTTTGAAGTGTCCACTTCGACATCATCTGGCAACAAGATAGAAGAACTCTCTTCCTTCTCCTCTTCTTTCGGTTTAACAACCAAATGTCTGTTAACTGGATAAATCATCTTTCACGCTCCCGTAATTTTACGATTTAGTTTATCAAAATAATCAGTGAATTGACTAATGTCATCACCCTTTTTCAGCATGCGATAAGCCCTCACCGCTTGCCTCATCTCTTCCTTAGATAGCCAGCCATTTTGAACATAGTTTTTTCGTAAGTCTCGCTTGTGTTCCTTATATGGTTCCATTTCATCTTCGATGGCCTGCAGGGCCTTGATGTATTCTACAACGTACTCTTCAGTGGTAAGGTCACTCATTTCATCCTCCTTTTGCGGATATTGTTAATGTAATAACATACAAAGATGTGTCAACTTAAACTATTTCGCAAGCGCCGCCTGAGCAAGCTAGCTCTCCCGACAGATTCGTGTTGTCCTCTATCTCCACGACTTTCTTGATGTCAAAATCTGTCAGTGAATCAACAAGGACTTGATATTTTTCTTTCGAGCAGTCCTCGAATGGCGCTTGCTTGTAGGTGTGGTCTTCAAATGGTAGAACAGACAGCCCATTGTAGCAATCTCTATTTTCCCACATCCAATCACCAACATCAGTCCACTCGGCCGGCCTGATAGAAATAGTAGCAGACACATTGTGGGTGTTCTGACCACGATGGTGGCCCGGGCGGATCCAGTTCTCTGTAACGCTCTTTACTCTCTTTAGAAGCTGGAGCGCGGACTCCTGGCGCGTGATAGCTCCCTCTGGGGCACACTGCGGCACTGAGATGACCGCAGTATCGTGCGGTCTGAAGTACTCATCTTCAATCAGCTCAGGGTTGTTGACAAGCAAGTGTGTGTAAATTGCCTCGTTCTTTCCGACTCTCATCCTACGGACATAGTAATCGTTATGCCAAGCGTGTATACCACTTGATGTACCTAAAGCTAGTGACGTCGTGCCGGCGGGCTTTACGCAGGTGGTTCGAGCGGCTGGCTTAATACCTATTAGATCTGCGACGCGGCGATTCTCCTGTCTGACGGCCGTAGCCGCGGCCTTCATGTCTAAATCTAAAACCTTCCCAGATGCGATACCAGTCATTGAAACGCCGATGAGGGCATCTTTTTCTGTCGTTCGTCGCCAGACTTCACGCAAATAATGAAAATCAGTATAACCAGCCTGCAAGGTAGCAATTAATGTTGCGGCGCGGACCCTGGATTCGTACTCTTCCTGTGACTCAAGATCAGAAGCGTTAACCTCCACCAAATTACAAAACTGGTAAGGGCGTAGAGCAATTTCGCAACAAGGATTTGTACCCCAGTCTTTATCATTGGTAAAATAGAAGCCGGGCTCTCCAGATCCAGAAGCTCGCACTCTCTCCCACAGGTTATCAAAAAATTCTTTAGTAATCCGGTGACGCATCAGGGCTATCGAGTTGTTTGCTCTACCTCTTTGGGGGTGCTTCTCCCACCAGTTTCCTGCCTTAGCTGCGAGAAGCTCTTCATCATCTGCTGAAAACAATGATATGAGAGCAGCGCGACGGATGCCCCCGGCAAGCACAGCATCAGCAATATGACAAACAATGTCGTGTACTTCGATTGTCTCAAGTTTATCTCCACTCTCCTTTTCCTCTAAAATGCCCTGAATTTTTACTAGACATTCTTTAAGAGGTTGCGGGCCAGGTGCGCGGCCCCCAGAAGTAACTAGCTTGGCGCCCTTCGCACGGATGTCACTAAAATCAAAACGTATTCTGGAGCCACCTTTAAAGTATGAGCCCATGAGGACTTTTATAGAGTCCGCCCACCCTTCAATAGAATCAGAAATTAGATATCTTCTAGTTCTTTTGGAGCTTGGCTTTTGGATTTCAGGTAATTTTTCAACGTGATGCTTTTGTACAGAAAATCCAACACCAGTTCCCCCAAGTAGGAGAAACATTGTCTCACTAAAAGCCAAAGCATGATCAATAGGAAGGTAGGCACAATTGTAAATCCTGTTAGGAGCCACTTCAATCGGCTTTCCTCCGAACTGTAGTGACCGCATCGACGGAAGTACTTTCTTCTTGTATACATACTTATAGGCCCCCTCTATTTCTTCTTTGAGATCTGGATATTTTTTAATATGCATCCTCTTATTACGAGTAACTATCTCCCGCCAGCTTTCCCGCCTTTCTTTTTTCGGAAGGTAACGGGCATATTTCATGTAAATTGTGATATCTGATAAAATCTCACTCGTTGGTTGCATTTTTATTCCTCTCTTCTGATGATCTTTTGTGTTTTCTAAATAATTTGTACTTGTCTTTCAGGGCATCCGCTAGTTGACCTGGGTTCATGTTTGGTGTAACCACCGGGGTTTCAACCTGAGCCAAGACCTTAAGCTGAACACTCGTAGTGTCCATAAACATTGGAAAAACCAAGCCATCAGGTCCATTTCTATTTTTAGCCACAAAGAGCCTAGCCGTGTTAGCATTTTTATCTTTGATCGTTCGAGAGATAGAGCAAACAAAATCAGCAACGAAGCATTTGTTAAATGCTTCAGATATCGACTCCATTGTTACCACCTCTGCGTTCAAACCAGTCCTATTTGTCTGCGAAGCCGTCCAAACTGGACACTGAAACTCCTGTGCGAGGCCTCGCAGGTTTTCATAAATAGACTCCAATTCGTTTCTTTTCTCTTTGAAATGTGTGGCGGGACGTAGCAAATCAGCGTAATCCACTATAATCATATCGATTTTTTTATTTCTTTTTTTTAATTTTTCTAGATGACTCCTCAATGTATTGGGAGATGCTGTCTTTGTTGGGTACTCCTTAACGATCAATGAGCCTTCGAGATCGCTGATCGCTTCTAAAACATCGTCCTTGCGATTAAAGAGCATACTTAGAGGCACCTCGCTGATGCAACTATCATATCTTTGGCCTGTCACCGACTCCGACAATTCCAGCGTATAGTGCACAACATTCTTCCCAGACTTGATAGCCGCTGAGCCTAGGTGAGCAAGCGCCATGGATTTTCCGGCGCCGGTCGGAGCAACAACTACACCCAGCTCACCTTTCCCCAGGCCCTTTCTCATCAGGCTATCAATCTTTGGCCAGCCTGTCGTTACAGGATTCCTGGCCTTAATCTGATAACGCATCTCAAAATCTTTAAAAAAATCATGACCAAAATCATTATCCGTTCCAAGCTCTAGAGCGTTGTTGATAACCTTCCTAACCTCATCATATGATGAGTTTTGGATTAGATCCACAGATTGCATCAAAGCTTCTTTTAATTTTTGCTTCTTGCAGAAGTCTAAAGATGTGTCCTTAATATATGCAGCATCAGTGACTTGCTTGATGCAGGCCCGGGCAAAATAATCCCTTACTTGTTTTTTTGCTGAATCGTTATGATTATCCAACTCCGTTCTCAAAATCGAGGCAAGGATCTTATCGGTAGGATGCACTCCATATTTTTGTCGATAATCGTATATTTTTGATATGAAAACACGTAAATACTTCAATTCAAAAAAGCTAATATCTAACACCTCCTCAATCTGATCCGCAAACGGACGGTCTTCCAAGATTAATTGTGCTAGCGACTCTTGAAACTGCTTCCCATATTTAGAAAAGCTGGTATCTTCCTTCATGTTGTTCTCCAAATTCTTTCTAATACTTTAAGTACGCGTGATTAATTGTCCACGCAAATTTTATTGAAATGTTGGAATAACTCAATAAAGTTTATTTCTCCAAAACCGTCCTTTATCATCATTTTTATGAGACCGGTTTTATTAAAAGAGAAGTCCGGGTTTTCCAAAGTTTCTTTAATATTTTTTTTCGCAGCGATGTTTAGGATAGGAGCATACAGCTGCATCATGTGATAGTTTCTCCTCAAGACGTCTTCTTTTTCTAACACTGTTTGGTAAACCTTGACATTTGTTTCTGACGACATCTTCTTGCAGTATTCCAAAATAGAATCGAATGTTGCGGATTCGGTCTCTCTAAGAAAAGGGAAGCGTCGGGCAGCTGTTTTAAGACCTACACCACCGACACCATCAATATTGTCTGATTTGTCACCAACCAGGGCCCGTGCAATGGCAAAATTTGCAGGATGTATGTCAAACTTCTCAAGGATTAATTTTTCATTCAAGACTTCTTTTTGGATTGGTCGATACAACACTGTCTTACCTGACAGTAGTTGAAAGAAGTCTTTGTCACTAGACAAAATTAACTTCTCATGATCCTCCAAGCTCTTTAGCTGGGAAATATAGGCGATGACATCGTCCGCCTCAATTCCATCAAACATAAACTGGACCACAGGCGTGTGATTGAAATATTCTATCAACCTTGACTGCTGCCAGATCTTGTTTTCAACTTCCTCTGTGTTGGAAAGATTTCTCACGGCCCGGTTTAGTCTAATAGGTTTTCTGCCGGCCTTGTAATCCTTCTTGAGGAGTTTCCTCTTCTTCGAACCCCCAGGACCATCCCAGCAGACCACTATCAAGTCTGGCTTTGACTCCCTGACAATTTTTTGCAAACTTTGCAAACATCCTTTAAGTGCGCCAATTGGTGCACCGTCAACAGACAGACTAGGATTGACAATGTAGTTTCGAAAAAAGAGATTTAATTGATCAATAATTAAAATTCTTTTCTTATGCAATTTATTTTCCTAATTTCTATAAATTCTATTTCGAACTTTGTTTACTCTATAAGCAATAAAAGAGTGTACGCCATCAATCTTCCTTGCGTCAATTGACATTCTTTGTAAATGCTCTTGTAAAGTTGGTTCTAGCTGAAAAAACTTAACCTTCAAGTAAGTTTTTTCGACTCGTGGTGAGACAGCCTTAGCTGGGCCGGCGACCGTGCAAACAGTTATCCCGCAAACCCCGCGTAAATTATCCGTTATTTTTGTAATGTTCTTGTCCCTGTCGGACCTCATAACGACTTCCGCTTCATATAAAGTGTCGTAAAAATATTCTAAAATGAGTGACTTAATAGATTGCATAAATCCTTCCTCCACATATAAGTAGTCTATAATTTATACATTTCAACAGTACCATTATTGGTTGTGTAGTACACTCTCTTAATGCCAACATGTTTCATGGCGTCATGACACATGCTGCAAGGCTTGCTATACCGGAAGTCCCCGCCTAGGTTGATACGACAAACATATAAATCTGCTCCGGATGTAGAAGCGCGAGAGATGCCCAGGATGCACCCCAATTCGGCATGTACAGTTGCATGTCCTCGATGTGGGGAGCGAAATCGACTACCAAAAGAACTGAAGTTGTCCTTGTTGAAGGAAGCATTTATCACAGAGCCACCTTTCACAAGGACGGCACCGTGGCGAAGTTTACCGTATGGACTGTTGTGCGCCATGTTGCGCGCCAGTTCAAGATATCGACTAGTCTTTTTCGAAACCTCGACCGGTTCGCCGCTTACCTCTGTTCTCTGCTTGAAGCCGTGCATTTTTGGATCACTTTGAAACATCTTTACGTTAAAAAAAATATAAAAACGAAGATCGCCTAGTAAATGCCTACTCTTCTGAGTCGATGTCGTAAAAGTCCTCGGCTTTGCCTTCCTTCTTATCAAATCGCATTATAATCTCTTCGTCCATTATCTGCAAGACCCGGGTGCGAAATTTCTCATTCTGAAGCTTTTCCATCCACCTGGATGCTTGAAACTTCTCAGACGTCCCATCTTCGAACTCTAAGTTGTACCAAGCGCCAGACTGGTTTAAAGATCTTGAACTTTTTATAGCTTCGAACCAACTCTCTTCATCTTGAATGCCGACAGCAGAGCCCCAAAGAATTTTAAAAGTGCACTGTCGACCCTCAGTACCAAAACGACTCTTCTTAAGAGTTACCTTGACTTCTGAGCCTACTCGAAAGCCGTTTTCGTCAAGTATATATGCTGCTTTTGCCTTTCTCTTGGTTAGCCAAATACGCAAAGAATAAGCGTAATGCATTGCTTTGCCACCCGGGGTGACATAAGGCGTGGTCATTGCCTCCGCGACGTTGTTGGTTATGTTAGTTTTAAGCTGGTTCAGTACCAAAAAAGCAGACTGCGAATTCGCAATTGGAACAGTCAACTTTGACATGCCTTTCGCAAGAATTCTTGCCTTCACTGCCATAGACGATTGAGGATTGAAGTCCCCCTCGACGTCACTGATAGCCGGAGTCAAAGCGAGGCTGTCCCAAATAAACAACATTCTGTTGTCGTTTGAACCAAGTAGCTCCTCTAGCGTCTCTAAAACGAACTCGACACTCTCAGCTTGAACATACATAAACGAGCCGACGCCCGGAGGAGGTTCTTCGTCAAGGACACAGCCGGCCAACTTTAAAAAGGTCGGATCAATGGCTGACTCAGAATCAAAATATACAACATCTATATTCTTCTGTTGTGCATTCGCTGCAATCTGAGCAGCCATGTATGACTTGCCTGATCCCTCTAAGCCTGCAATCTCTGTGATTTTTCCCATGGGGACACCGGCAAGGGAGCCGCGACATATCATGCTGTCCAGCCAACGTGAGCCAGTTGAGACCCACTCCTTTACTTCCGTAGGGTTGTCGCCAGATAGACTATGTGCAAGATTTGTTCCCGCCTTCTTGTTGATAAGATTGCGCATTTCCTTTAGATTTAATCTGCCTAATTTCTTAGCTTTTTTTGCCATTCTTATTCCTTCTGGGCGTTTAAAAATTGAGGCACCTATAAACCCGTGCCTCCCTGCGGTTGGCCAAGGGCCTAGGAAGCGAGAAGCTCCTCAAAAGCTTTATCAACTGCGCTAACAGGCGCGTCATTCTCGTAACGAGAGCTTTCTGATGAGACTTCTTCAGCGTCGGACTCGTCTAGAAGAAACTCGTCCAGCATCGCTTGGACCTCCTCCGCAGTCTTTCGCTCAAAAACAGAATCAAACTCCGGAATAGTTTCCAGGAGCTTGCTAATCTCCTCATCTGTCTCTGCCAACCTTGATGGTCGGCGCCTAGGCGTGATGGTTGTCTGTGGGAACTGTGCTCCCGCAGGTTTTCCATAGTTGATAACCAAGTCAGTCCCCTCTGTCACATCAGTGATGTCACCGTATTCAGGATTCAGAACTAAGTTCAGCAACTCCTTGTAAGCCATCTTTCCAAAGCCCCATAATCGCACTCCCTCGCTCTCTTCTCCGCGGACCAAGACCGGGGAAAAGAAGCGCTGGCGAGCAGACAGGCTCTTGGCCATCTTAACGCTTTCATCGCTACCGTCCTTGTACAGGTTACGGATAAAATCATCAAGAGGGTCAGCTTCTCCGAAGTTCTTCTTAGGGCTCAAGAATCCAGGATTCTTGCCTAAGTTGTAGTGAAACCAGAACTCCTTAAAGGGGTCTCCATCGGAAGGAGGAAGAATTCTGATTACTGTTTCTCCATCTTCCGGGCGCCAAAAGGCACTTTTTCCGTTGCCGCGATTCTCCAAGGCGTCGCGCTTCGCCTTCATTTTTGCAAAATCAATTCCCATTGTTTTTCTCCTTTTTGCATTTAGCTATAGTACAGCCAGTGAATATCCTGACTGGCTCTTCTATAGAATAAGAACGACAAATCAAAAGTTAAGAAATTATTTCTTCTTCTTGAATTAAAGTCGCGTATTCTACACAGTAAGCGTAGTTATGGTCATAATTTGTCTGGTATATAGCAAAGCCAGAATCGACCTTCTCTTCTTTGTTCTCTTCCGTAAAGCTTCTTATTTTAGTCAATAGTCCGCTTCCTTCTTTCAGAGTTTCTTCGTTTACTCCAAAAAAGTATCTTCTTGTTCTAGGCTTGTTCAGCGAGTAAAATCTTCTTTGGTTAAAATTATCAAAGCTCATAACACCGAACGTCCCGATCTTCGAGGTTGCCGGTATAGGAGACAGGTTCGTCAAAATAGGTTCCGTGTTTTCGAACACAGAAAGCATGTGATATGTACTTGATATTACGTTGTTGATGTCTTTCCAATAACTAGCTATGGAAACGTTCTCTATTACTGATTCAACCATCTTATTGTCCACCACGTACAAGCGCTTAAGCAGTCCGGATCTGGCATATTGTTGCAAAACTCCAAAAGTTATCCTATCGCGGAGACGAGCTGCTTCGCCCAGGTCGCCCGGGTTAGGTTTAACATACAAGACGGTAATCTCACTTGCTTTGATCTGCTCTAAAATTCTTAAGGCGGCGCCGCTGATGTTTCCTGCGCCGGACAATACCAGTGTGGTTGGGCCCTTGCATTTCGATAAATTTAGTTTCTTGTAGTTCTTTTCGTAGTCTTCGTGAGTGTCTTGTTTCGCAATTTTTAAAAATCTAGAGTAATTATTATCTTCGCAATCAATATAAAAAACATTATATTGAGGGTATTTTTCAAACTCTCGGGCGACGGAACACCCTGGTCTTCCCAATCCAACTATATTCACAGAATTTTCCTCATATCGCCGAAACTCTTGCCGGCGCTTAAATTAGATTTAAAGTTGCCAAATTTAGTATCTGAAAAAACAGCCATAATTTCCTCTAACATGTGCTTGTCCTCCTTGCACAAATCAATGACCAGGCTATCATGGATGCAAAAAGAAATGAATGATTTCCTGTTACGCAACATCTTATCAATTTTTGTCGCAGACGTTAAGAACAAATCGCTCGCAGTGCTCTGTACGAGGTAGTTTACAGCTTTTTCTTCTGGTGCCTCTATCTTTCTCCCAAAAGGAGTATAAATTCGGTCCCCATCATAGTATTTTTTAAGTACGTCTTCGCGGCGGAGATGTGAGTTTAGTTTCTTATTCTGGGCTTTTGGATTATACAACCAAGAGAAGACTCTCTTTTTAACTTCTTCCCTGTCGTACTTGCTGTTGAACACGTTTTCTCCAATCCACGTGTGAATATCACTTTCTGGCTGCTCCTCGCCCAAAAGGCCGAGTAGAGTGCGCAATTCAGACGAATTATAATCTAATTCCACAAACATATCGTTATTGGGTACTAAAACGTTTCGCAATTCTCGGTTTAGCGTCAGTATTGGAAAGCTACCAGGGGACGTCGTAAGGCGGCCTGTGAGTGTGCCCCACGGATTATATTCTATATATGGATTAGAATGTTTTATTTTCCTAAAAGTATTTCGGACCGAGGGATTTATAAAATCTAAATTATCAGACCTTATGTGTAGTTTTCTATTTTTTATACCACTCAACATACCGTAAACTTCAACAATAAAATCATGATTTTCCGGCTTTTTGAAATGGTTGAACACCCACTCGCATATATCGTTTTTGATTCCAAAGTATTCTAAAAGAAACTTTCTTGGAACAAGGTCATAAAAACATACGTCATTCAAGTCCACCTTAGCTTCCTTGAAAGACTGCAGAAAAGCAGCTCCACGAGAAGAAGCTTCAAGCCAGCGACCACTAAGCTCATCTGGGCACACGTCTTGCAAACTGGATCCATTAGCCCAAATTTTTGCGTACTCGATATCAAGCCCCCGAAGGTGAATGCTCGGAGCCCAAGTATGAGTCAGTTGCAGGGAGTTTGGATAGTGATATAGATCACCATCGCAAAACAATGCATAGCACTCTTTTTTAGAATCTAAAGCTTGAAAAAGCACGAATACCTCACGAGGGGCCAAGAACACCAGTTAAGGCAAGGTCGACTCTAGACGGATTAAGAGAATTTTCTTTTGCTTCGCGCAATCTTTTCTCGTAATTAACGTTAGTCTCGCCATGCCAATATTTTCCTTTCGTAATAAACTTAGTAGCGTGGATACCCCTAGTCAAGTTATTAATGTATTCTAGTGAAGATTCTGATCCATAAATTCGATAATTCCTGATTGTACGTTTCACAAAAAATTGAAAATCGTGCACATCGTGCATAAAACCTGTCTCAATAAATCGCAACTTCAACAACATTTTCAGCCAAAACTCATCTGATGGGAACTCATTGGTAAAACTTATATTATCTGTCTCGGGGTCGCGGGAGAGAGGGGGAGGCTCGCGGTCTTTTCTCTCAAAAATCATCCTACCCAGCACTTGGTCATTAATAGAAAAATGAGGTTTCACAATCGCACTTCCTTTTTCGCAAACAACGTATTTGGTCTCTTGGAAAGTGTTGAATTGTAAATAAAATGCTTCATACATCGATGCTAGTTGTTTTTTTAAATTCGTCAACTCAGTTTCATATGCCCTTTCATAGTAGAATTTAAAAATGTTTTCGTAAGAAACTCCGTACTCGCTCATATATTTTTGTGCGGCGACGGGGCCATCGTCCCCTGAGTTCGCGGCGCCGGAAGCAATGTTGAAAACCAATCTCCACGGAGCGTTTTTATCAACCATGAAGCCGAATTTTTGTGCGGCCTTCACAAAAAATGTAAAATTTGCATCTTGAACATAATTTAAAATAGCAGCGTTGTTACTTGTGCCGTGTGGAACATTCGCTATTTCTATCATCAGCCCGCTAACAAACGGAGAACAGTGAGCAGACAAAATATATCCTGTCCTTGTTATCGGGAAGTTCCTGGCTATCTGGATTGCATAAAGTAAAAATTCTTTAACAAAATCAGTAAAGTTTTTTATTTTCTCTTGGCGGCGGTCGATGCGTAAATATTCTTGTACAAAATTAGTGTATATTTTGTTTATATGGTTGTTGTATTTAAACTTTAAATCTCCTTGAGATCGCCAGGCTTTTTTTGCTACGATATTAGAATATGGACTATTCCTGTCTATAGAGTCGCTGTTAGCCATTTTCTGCACATACCTTCTCAAATCATCGAAAGCATCAGAAACGAAATCAACAGCGAACTCTGTGGCACTGGACATCCCGGTAAAGATTTGTTCTAAATTAGCTTCGTCGGTATAAACAGCATCGCCATTTTTGTCTATCCTGCCATAGAACAAATGCTTTCTCTCAAGATCGAACGCCGGAGTGTTGACAAACTGAGGGTAGAAATCATTGACATTGTTTTTGGAATTGAAAATCGCTTCAGTTAGTTGTCTTGGCATAAACCTCCCCCCTATAACTATCTAGCCGCCTGCGCCGTTTGTTTGCCGTTGATTTCTGTTTTATATCCGCCATCTCTAGAAATAGTCATCGTTGTTTTTAAAACGATGTGATATCCGCCCAGATTCATTTGATATGCTAAAGATGATGGACTCTCCACTCTACCAAGGCCGGCCAGACTAGGGTTGACATAATAATACATACCAGGTGTAAACAAAGAGGTGCCTATTAAGTTTAAATCAGTGTTATACGGAAACTTCAACTGCTCTAGCTGGTCGACGCCTTGTTCAGCCGCTTGCTCTGCTCGAAGTTCAGCGAGATGCGGAATTTGCACACGAGAAAACTTCATAGATTTTAATAAGCCTTTGTCTGAACCAATATTAAAATGATATATTCCGTCTGCTAGATCTTCAACAACATCTGCCTTTCTTTTCGTCACGTCCTTCGCACTGGTTACATACACTAGCCAATAATCATATGACGTTTTAACCATCGTTTCGGATGACATCGGCTGACTTACCTTATCATAATAATCAAACTTATAATCAGCACTAGTAACGTCCACTACTCTCTTCATCGGTAGAAGCTCGGCTATTTTTCCCGCATCACGTCCGCAGACCTTGAAGTCTGATCCGGGGAGTTGTTTTCCTGGCAGACTCAGAGCAATCGCGCTTGACCTCGCTTTAGGTGGCTTAAGGGACTTAGGGAAGCCAACACCAAGGGAAGGTATAACTAGATCGTTCACTAGTGATAAAACAAAAGAGCCAAGAGGCATTTGAGTCCTCCTTCTTCGAACGATCTTGTTCAAGAACCACGCTCGAAAAAGATTAAACGAAACTGGAAACTGTGCCAAATTTATTTTCTGTATTTTCCCGTTTCGATCATAATACTCTATCGGGCCAAGAAGCATCCTCACATTAGTCAGGGGATAATCTATACCCGTATCTGGGCCCTTTAAGTATGTCCCCACAGGGAAGATTGTTTTAGGCGAAGACTCCTGGTTCGTCGTTGGATCAAAAATAGGCTCATCGCCAAAATCGAGCATCTTCATACCCGCATTTCGGCTTGCTAATTCAATAATATCTCCCAAAAACAGAAAATAAAATGGATACGCCTCTTTGTCGTAATTTAATATAGATTTCTTTGCTTTGTCCTGCTTCTTCTTTGTGGACTCTTTATCTTTTGACTCTGCTTCACCGTCAAGAGACGACACAAGTTGTTGTGCTGTCTCTTCTTTCAAATCTAGCTTGTCTTTGTCAAGTATATTGCACCTTCCAACGTCTATTTCTGACTTTGCCTTGCCTATTGCCAGCGAAGTTGACTTTATGACTTCCTCATCCGACAATGCGTCTAAATTTTGTTCCTCGACTCCTTTGTGCTTCGCTACATCTTTCGCAAGAACAACGCCCATGGATTTTTCTACATATTTTTTCGAAGCGCGCGTGCAAAAAAGACGCGTTCCGTAACCGCCCTGTTTTGGTGGATTGCCGTCAATCAGTGCGTTTATAAAGGTCCCATACAGATCTTTTTTAAATCGGTTGACTGTCTTCTTTAGGAACGCTAGGACTGCAGTGGCGTTTTTCTCCACCTTAAACCATTTGTAAACTTCCTCACCATCACCCTTAATTTTAGTTTGATTCTTTTTTGTGACCGTTCCAGGGCCTCCTGCTTTTTTATAAACATCTGCGAAAAAAGCATCTTTTTCAATTAATTCTCGCAAAGTTTTTCGAGCAGGGCAGTTGGCGTCACTGGTGCAAGTCTCTTTCGCAAGTCCCGCTTGAATTCCTTTTATCGATGCGGCTAATTTATATATGTGTGCCGTGTTGGTCTTCATAGTAGAAACGCCGCTAGTTACATCTAAGTTGCCACCTTTCTGAATTCGAAATGAATCCTGAAAGACATTGACCTGGTTGCTGCCTATAGTGGTCTCAATAGCCCCCCTGTACTTTGCTTTTAAAATAACCTGCCCATTCTCTTTAATATCAAAATCATAACTTATTAAAGCCAGCGACAATATTGTATTCATTTTTTCGATATTGGAAATGGCTGTGATGTCTTCTTGACTTAAATTAACTCCGTTTAGGGACGCAATATCGGGAGCAGTATAGCCCATCAAAACTTTTATCTGATAATGCTTGGGGTTCCAAGCATCAGAGCCTTTAACAAATTTTGCTGGTGGCCACAATATCATGTCAACATATCTGAGGCCTCCTGAGCTTGGAGATGGCTCTCCGGGAGGTTGTGCGTTTAGATCTTTTAAACTCTTGAAAGACAGCTCCAAGGTACATTCAATGTTGTTCTCTATCACACCGTGAGTTTCTCCGTTTTGATGTACGGAAAAAGATTTTAAACCAACATTTCGAAAAGTAGGTTTCGTACTCTCGTACGCAAGATAATCTTCTACGCTGGATGCTAGCTCATACCCAAAATTATCTGAAAATTTAAACTCTCTATAACAAGGCACAGGCAAGGCGGTTAAGGTCGAGCCGTCAGGTGTGCCGTCAGGGCCCATCTTCAACTCCTCATAATTAACTTTATAAATCCTTATTTTCGGTTGCATTAAAGACAAGACAGATTGCTTAATCTTGTAAAAAACATCGAGGGCAGGAATCCCCTTCAGTTTATTAACAAGTTCTGGTCCGGGGCCGTTCACCTGCCTAAACATACTATATTGAAAAAATTTTGGATTGGCTTTGGTGAAACGCTTAATAGCATCGATATTCTGACTTAGAACATATTGTTCTATGTTAGATACGTTCTTGTCATTGTTGGTGACCGCCTTTTTGTCTCTAAGGTTCTTGGAATCCTCTGCAGACGCGGTTTTGACGCTACCCTTGCCTTTTGGCGATGTAATATCTGGCGTTGCCATCGAAGACCCCTCTTAATACCCCATGTAATACAATGCGGCGTCTAGCGGAACTGGAATAAGAATAGTTTCACCTTGTTTGACATGAAATTCTGTTGGCTTCTGGTTAAAAAGAGCAATAACCCACCACTTCGTTGAATCTGCATAATATTGATAAGCCAATCTGTAATATCGATCTGCGCTCGTCCACACGTGAGGAATTCTTTCAAAGTTTTGCATGTCGGACGCTGACGGATGCTTAAGCTTTGGAGTGTTGAACTGACGTATACTATTCATACCCCTAGTCTTTTTTAAATATCGCCTATAGGCATCGTTATCGTTTGTATATACTGACTGGTTGTAATATCTCATTAGGGGCAGTCTCCTCTCTCTTCAACGCCAATATGGCCACCGCTCGATCTACCGATGTCGGCGCCGATTACACAATCATTCTTTGCCTTAGGACTGCCTGGGATAGGCGGCGCAGCGGGTGCAGCGGCAGCAGGACGGGCAGGCGCCTCTCTTAGTACCCCAAAATTATACGGGAAGCCTGGGGCAACTGATCCCCCTCTCCATCGACCAGTGGCCGCATCCCAGCCCAGCGGATGATCATGTACAACATTCAACGTACATGATACTTTAATTAATTTAGGCACCAACATCTTGTTCCCTTCCTTGACACGCCGCTGGAAGCCGGCTTCTTCGAGCAAGCGCGCATCTATATTGGCATTTGGTGATCCAGAGTTCTTAGGAGATATAGAAATAAAACCTACTTTTCCGTCATGGTTAATTTTAACACCTGTTATGGTACAAAGTATGCCCTGACCTCCGGATGTAGTAGAAGCTATTAAGTTTGCGTGACGGACGCGGAACAAAGGAGAAGCAGCTATCGAAGTGGCCACGTTAGACTCTTTATATGCAGGATACAAAGAAGCTAGAAACCAACTTAAATTATTCATGTTCTCCAGAGCCATGGATCTAGAGCTTGAAGGTATCGACCACCCAACACTGATTGTCCTCTTAGAACCTTTCCAGATATAATATGGGTCAGTTCTGCCAAACGGCTGTTCAGAGGTGTATTCAGGGCTGAAGCTATCCGACAATTGATCAATATATGCGATAAACTGTATCAAAGGTGGGTTTTTAATATGCACAGGAATAACCTCCAGCAACGTACCGGCTACTGCTGAATCGGAATTTTCAAAATCACCTTTTTTAAACTTCACGTTAGTGAACTTAGTTTTAGTGCCGTTGTATGCGGCGATTTCTGATTGAAAAAACTTTGGCATATCTACCTGCTCCTATATTAAGCGTTTGCGCTCCAAACTGCTGTCCTTATCTTATCGTCAACTACAGCTACAGCTATTTTGCCCATCTTTTGCGCAAATTCCGTGCCATCTACGTTAAGATTTATTGTTGTCGCAACATCACTGACAACTGGCGCTCCGGGAGAGCCCGCACCTCTTGCACCGCGTTCGGCTTCGCCTCTGCCCGCATCTGCTGTTCGAACCTCAGGAAGGCCGGTCCGGCCGGCGAGTTCAAGTTTTCGCATGACAGCAGGAGACTCCAACCTCTTCAAAAGCTTTTTCTGGTCAGCAGAGGTTAAATCGATGCCCATGCTCTTAAGTTGGTCGATGACTATATCACCAAAAGCTTTTATTCGAGATGCTGCTGATACAATAGGGATGTCGAAAGCCCTAAATATTCCAAGCATTTGAAGCGCGGCAGCTTGAGAATCTTTTGTATTCTTTACTAAGCTGCCGAAGCTATTCGTCACTGCGTTAGCTGCCTGCACAGCAGCGCCGCGGACTTTACCCATGATCTTAAACATACCGCCGGCCATATTCGACAAGCTGGCTTTCATTCGTTCCATCGTATTCATTGAATCATGAATCCTCTTTTTGAGCTTGTCTTGAGACATAGCACTCGTATCCATATTCTTTTTCGCCAGTTCAAAATCTTCTTTACTACCAAAAATCCTTGCTGCTCCTGCGACATCTGTGCCCAGCATGGTAGCGATTATTTTCTTAACACGCCTGTTGGCGGTTTCAAAACTTATTCCGGAGCGATCCATGGCATCACGCAACATATCAATTTTTTCTGACGGTGTTGCCATGGCGAGATCAGCAGCTGATAAAACCGTATCCCCAATAACAGCATTAAAAGTCTGGGCCGCTTCGGCGGCGCCTTTAAACGTGTCTAAACGGTCAGTTATCTTAACAAGGTCGCCTACTTTAGAACCAGTAGCCACAGCTTGCGCCTGGAGATTAGCAAAAACTTCTACTGCTTTGTCACCCCACTGGGCAAGATTCCCCATGTTAGCGTTAAAATCTGAAATGGACTGATTCACGTTAATTCCGAGGCTGTCTGCAACGTTAACCAATTGTTTAACTGATTTAGCTGCAATCTTCGGGGTTTGGCCAAAAACCTTCACAAAGCCATCTAAAGATTTAGTGGATGTCGGCAAGGCAACCCCTATCTTTTTAAGGCCAGCGACAAGATTGCCAGTAAAAGCTGCAACCTCAGGGTTCATCTTCACCCAAGATTGTCGAAAATAACTTACATTGTTAGTCAATGCCTGCATCGCAGCGCTGGCTTCGGGAGCGGTTATGCCAATACCTGCCATGGGGTCTAAACCCTCTTTCTTAAAGTCCATCAACTGGTCACGAACAGCGTCTAAAGGATCTATAATTGATATGTAAGTCTTTTTAAGCTCCTCAGTCGACAACCCAGTGGCCTTAACATAATTAAACCAGCCAGACTCCAGAGACTTGAACATAGCTTGCATTTCCAGCCGAAGAGTACCCATTGTAAATTTCGTACCCATCAAGAGGGTCAAGCCGGCTAGCGAACCTTCGATGTTGTTGAACATCTTCAGCGCCTCTTCGCCAGTAGATGTGATTCCGGTCAGGGCGCCATCGCCAAGCTCTCGCCAGGTTTTCATATCTTTGAAATCTCTTCGGAAGTTGTTACTTCTATCTTCCGATATCTCTTTTAATCTTTTCGCCGCGGCATCATCACCACCGAGCTGCCTGTCGATTTCTTTGTTAAGTTCTTTACGCCACTTAACTATGTTCTTTAATTGCTGTTCCTGATCCTTGAAATGTTTTTTACGAGCTTTCGCCATCTTTTCAAGACGTTCAATTTGCTCGACATATTCGCTCGTTACTTTTTTTTGTTCATCCGATTCCAAGGCCTTGTATTGAGCGGATTCCTTCAGTTTTTTAAGCTGGTCTTCAACCAATTTTTTCTGCTTCTCATAGATGTTTCCTCCACGCTCCAACATCGACAAATAGATTTTCAACTGTGAGATCTGATTTTGTTGCGCAAGGGTAAGATCAGTTACGGACTTGTTCTGAGCTTCAATCAGCTCCTTGAGCTTCTCATAAGCTTCAGCCATTTCTTTAATTTGCTCTGGTGTTTGCGGCGCCGCCATGTTGCGTGGTCTCCCTAGTGTGTACTATAAATAGTTAGCTGACCAAAAATAAAAACCCTGCGTTAGCAGGGTTTATTAAGTTGCGTTTTCGATGGCTTCCCGTTCTGTATTGAATTGCTCGATTAGCTTATCCAAAAACCACTTCCGAAGACCAACAGGCAAGTTGTAAGCTTCTATAAAGCTCCAACCACCGTGATATTTTAAGGCAAAAAATTGCTCATAGACGGACTCCATGTATTCATCACCCAGGCCAAAAAAACTCCGCATTAAGCGGAACCCCCATTTCTTCGCTATGGAAGCAGGCAGCACATCTAAAAACATCACTTAGATCAATGTTCGGCGCTAGTTCTTTATAAATCTTTCTTAAGTGTCGAGCATCAGCAGCAGGCATAGTATGTACGAATTGCCGGATAGAGACAGGATTCGAGTCGCCGTTAACAGATACAATGAACGCGGAAAGAGCACTAGTTATGGGAGCTTCGCTGTCCCCTTCATCAGGTACCTGATTTGTCGACAATATACCAACTTCAACAGTCATCTGACAAACTGGAAGTTTCAACGAAAACGTCTTCGTGTCATCGTTCAAATGAAGGTCATTTTCTTTTAAAAAGTCTTCATCAAAACATGCACCCTTAACCTGATCCGTTCTCAAATTAAAAGTAAAAGGCAGGGAGGTGCTACACACTGGACAAGTAATCCTTGTTTCATATTTTTCGCCATAAGCAGAGATTCTTGCTGCGACCATAATAGCATTTCGATCGCCAACAACAAGAGTTCGCGGATCAATCGCGTTATCAACAAGGAGGTTCTGTAATAACCTATCCAGCACAATACCTTTCTTGATGAGAGCTGTCGAAGATAATATATCTTCTTCTTTTGCTGTCATGTATTTAATTTCCACCGTTTCTTGGTTGTGCAGCGGGTGCCCTTCTGGATAGAACAGGCCTCTTGACGGTAGTTCGACAAACTCAGTCGGTACCGTGTACGACAGAGTGTTGTGACTCTGTGGCGGTGGATCAGTTGGCGCTGGGGATTGACCCCCTAAGCGTTTCTGATTATTTCTCATTTATACCTCTCTAAACTTCTTAAACCTGGTAACTAGGGGCTGCGCCCGGGTCGAATGATGTTAGTTTAGCATAGTCATACTTAATTGTTAAATCAATACTAACCAAATCATCAGTATTGTAGTCCAAGTCTCCAAATTTTGCACTAGTGATAAATGCGTTGTGGAGGATCCACTCTTCAATGTATTTTGTGGGACCAAGACCGGGAGGCGTTTCACCAGGATTCAGGATCAAATCTAGATTTCTGCCGCCGCCGTCAAGCTGTTTAATACTAACCTGTCCCAGCGCTGCATGTGCACCGGCTTTTGTAACCCCTGCCAGCAAATCACTTTGTGAACTTGGTGGCTCGTATCCGGAGCTTAAAAGAGAATTGTAGAAATTGCGGCCCACGTCAGGATTAACAGCATCAATAAAAGAAATGGTTACATCTTGCCACTTAACAATGTTGGGAAACTTAAACTCGTGATTCAAAACTCTATGTTGCGTAGAGTCCAAATTATAAGATGGCTTTGAGCACTTGGTCGCCATAAAAGAAAGACTATTCCCGCCAGGGGCTGTAGAGCCACCTATCTTAGAGAAGCTAACAATCCATCGAAATTTTCTTTTAGGCTGGAAATTGGGGTTGTTAAAAAACGACATCTACTACGGTCTCCTATCATATTTAAATAGTGGTAAAAATAATTTAGTCATCAAAAGATGCCCCACTTCTGGCAATAATGAAATCTAAAGCGATAAATTCAATAGCTCTTGCCGGCTTCAAGAAGATCTTGGCATACAAAATATTCCTGTCGATCAAATCCGGGGTTGTAGTGGAGTCATCCAACACAACTCTGAAGTCGGTCAAGCCTAGCCCAGACTTAACACCGTCAAGGAAAGGAACAACTTCTCCCTTGAAACGGTCCCAAGTTTGTTGCACATTTTGCTCGAAAAGCATTCGTGACGCAATTCTGGAAATCTCTTTCTTAACAAATATTAGCAATCTTCGCACGTTAATCCTATCCAGAGCGGAAGGAGTGACCTGCAAGGTTTTTTGACCAAAGATCACGACGCCTTCTGCAGGAAAGCTGGCGATGGGGTTGATATTGGCGTCATATAGCTTGTCACGCTCCGCAGACGTAAGTCTCTGTCTCACACCGAGAACTGGCAAACCGGCCGAACCTTCACTCAACCCACCACGAGTAAACCCTGCCGGGGCGAACCAGACAGCAGATTTTCGCTGAGAACTTGAGAAAGTACCAAGTGCGACAACAGACGGCGGCACGTATAGCGACGCGTCATTTAAATTATCGCGAACTTTAACAAACGGATAGAACATGCATCCATAACTTGAGTTGACAGCAAAAGTCTTAAGGTTGGTCACTGCTGTGTCAACGCTTCCAACTCTTGCTGACTCAAGAGTGTTTGTTTCGTGTGCGGGTGTGTAGCCGCCGGCAATATCAAGAATCGCTAAGGCATCGCCACGATCTTCACATACGTTGAGAATTTGATTATTTAACGTATTTCTGGTCAATCCAGGCACAGTAAGAACATCGAACTCTGCAAATTCAGCGTCGGAAACCAAATCAACTGCTTTCTTGATACTGTAGTATGCATAGTTAGTGGTTTCATTTTCACTACCCTTAGAAATAAAGTTATTTCGGAGTGGGTCTTTTTCTGTGATATCAAACCCGTCAGTTCCACCGAACATCGGAACAGTAAATTGGTCATAGCCTCTGCTGAGTACGTAATGGTCGTTTGTCGCACCACTCACAGCAGTGAAGGAAAGGTCGCTGGCTCTTGAGCCGGAGACCCAAACTGCATGCTTAGCGTCTTCAGGAGACTCTTTCACGTCATCTAGTGTAAATACCCAAGAATACTGACTTGAACCAGCCACTCGTGCTGTTGGGTCGTGCCCAGCAACTCTGAGCCTGTGCAAATCCAAGTTGGTTGGGTCAAACCTTCTCGTGCCCTTGAGCACCGACTGATACCCAAAGTAAGCTTGCGAACCTAACACCATGTTTCCTTCTGACGAAGAAACCCGTAGACGAGCAGTTGGAAATTCAAATGAAGAAGTCAACGCAAAACGGTTGTTCATCAAGTCTGTCTTGCCCAGCTGCCGAAAGGCGCTCGGGATGCTGGCGCTTGGCAGGCAGTTCGCGCTTCCGCTACCAACAACCCACGAAGAAATACCGGCGCCGCCGTTATCCGTCACGGTCGTGGCTGTTGAGCCGCTAAGTACCCTGAAAGTTACCGGGACAGTCGGCCCATATCCTCCATAGGGAAGGAGCGTTTTTTGTCCTGCAAGGCCATCTTTAATCTTTGGGGCAACCTCGACACGAAGAATCTTCGAAACGTTGTCGTAGTTTCCGTGCTCCACAATTGTTTTATTATCGGAGTTATATTCGTAGTATCTATCTCCAATGGCTTTAGCAATGTAGTTCGTCGAAGTTGGGTCTAGATTAAGGCCACTGTATCTTTCCACAATTTGTGGCTTGTTGTCAGAATCCGAGTTTCTTCGCACCACAATAGAAAATGTGCCATATTTGTTGAATTTATCAGTCGGAGCTTTAATGTCCTGAATAGAAACTTTGTAATCTCTATTCGCGGAGGCGCCGCTATCCAAAGCATGGAACTTAAAGAGCAGCTCTGTGTGCTGAGTCGGATTGAAATTGGACGTTGTTGTCCCTCTCGTGTCTTGAGAAATAATCCAGCCAGTTTGTGCTGCTGTGGCTTGCTGCCTTTTATCCTGCCAGTCAATTGCTGAGCCATCGGCTGTGCCTTCTAGTCCAAGAATCACACCCAACATCTCACTGCCATCCGCAACTGCAGAACCAGTGACGGTAAGCTGACTGTTTTCAGACAGTTTCAGGTTGGAATCAAAAGTTTCTCCAAGCCAGTAATACTCCAAAGTCGTTGTGTCAGTGTTTACCAAGTCCGCATTCGTTTTTGTTGGATCGGTATTGAACACTTTTCTGATATATAAGTCAGATGTTTCGTCGAAGTTAAAAGTGGCTGACTTAAGAACATTAGTGTTTGTCACTCCGTCCTTAACAACTTTAGCAGTAAATTTGGCTCCGCTATCGCCTTTAATAGGTACGCCGGCGGCGAAAGTCCTGGAGATGCCTTCACGGTCATTGCCTTCCAGCACGACAGCGCCATCTTGAACATACCAAACAGCAGCTAGCGTTCCAGTTACTGGCCAGTTGTCTCCTTCATTGAAGAGTTGAGTAACCGTAGCGTTGCTCAAGCCCTCGACTATAGCAGTGTTCCCGAGTGGACCGGGAGACGACTGTGTTAGCTGCAATATAGGGCCGTCTGCAACGGCGGTGATTTTTCCATTATGGCCGCTAGCATGATTGATGGATTGTGTAAGTGACTGCGCCACCACAGTAGCGCTGCTGGTGACGGCAAACTGCTGATTCTCATTATCTTGTGTGTCCGCATGACCGGTGTATGTCACAGAAGTTCCGTCATATGAAATAAGTGTAAGAGTCTCTCCGTTCGAAGGATTGCCAGTAAAAGTTATTTCGGCAGTAGCGACCGTATTCCCGTAAGAATCCGGATTGGGAAACACAAACAGTCCATATGCGCCGCCCGCTTCGCCGATATCAACGTTCAAAGTATTGTCAGTAGTCCAGCCGGCCAGCGCAGTACTAACAGAAGAGTCTGCGTTTGAAGCGTTTTCACCCAACACCCTATAGACGGTGCATGGGGAGTTGTTGCGCAGCCAAGCTTGAGCCGCGTATGCAGCGTAAGTGGGCGCGGTTAACTCACCGTTGCGCCAAATATCGCCTTTGGCGTTCCCGGGTGATGGGTATCCGAAGACCTCTACAAATTCTTTAAATGAATTTACTCGCACCGGTCTGTTCGAAGGGCCTTTTTGGAAACGGCCAATAATCATAGGTCCCATCCGCGCAGGAAGCGCGGGCAGTCCTGATTCATCAATCTCTTCTAGGAAAACACCCGGTGAAACAAATTTAAACTTATCAACTGCCATATCTTTTTCGCTCCTTAATCAAAAGCCAGCTACAAACAAACTTTTTCTTTAATAAATAGTCTCGCTACTCTACAAAGTCCTTTAAAATCTAAATTCCCCATCTTCATCTTGCACCACGATTCTTTCTCTAGCGAATCGTATTTGTACTGCGTTTTCATTTCTTACAACTCTTGGCTGTTTTTGGTTCTTTCCATCGCCGATAAGATAACCATAAACGTTCAGACCAATACTAGTTTCATACTTCCTCTCGTTGGATTCATAATTTGATATATTATTTTCAATAGTATAGTCTTCATCGAAGAATGCCTCATATTCGTTCATATTGTGACTTATAATAATTCTTTTATGCGCGTTCGAAGAGCGTATAAATGGAGTCAACATGTCGTTCATTTGTTCCTGGTATTCACTCCTTAAGTATATTTTATAAACCACCTCAACGTATATTGGTATTGGAATTGTGTGCGTTTCATATACGATCTTCTTATTACCTTTTTTTCGATGCATAGGAAAATTTTTCTGACCGTATAGCCGTTTAGCATCTGCATTGGCGAAATTACTCGTTTTATCTTGGTTAATCACTCTATTTATCACCAATGCTCCGCCTTTAAGGTCACCGACAGGATCAATCATAGCATATGGAATAACCCGGCTTTTATTAGTCTTTTTTACTGCAGTTCTCTCAACTGTAATCGCTGGAAGTGTCAAGTATCCAATTTTATCGCGATCCAGCGTATCATCTTTGACGTTGTAAGCCCTCTCGGCGCCTGACCAAATTACAGGGACCTTTTCGAACCCCTTGTTAGTGCTAGTGCTAACATTCATCTGCTCATCAACAAATTTAAACAGAGCAAAATCAATATCTTCCAAATCTGACTTATATCTTATAGCGTCGCTCATGGTCTCTTCATTGATCGACCCTTCTTTCTTAGGTGCCATCGAACAAACCCTCCCGTGCAGCAATACATTCAGCAGATATTTCGATTCTTCGATCGACTTGTCCAAAAAGCTCTTTTGGCTCTTTAAGCATTACAATTTCAAAAAAACTTTCCCCATACAAAAGAAAATCACCTTCTCTCACAAATAAATTCTGATCTTCCGTGAGGCGCCTCTTGTGAAAGTGAACAGTTATTTTAGACATCTTGTCAATGCCCCATTTTTCAGTTTTTGTTTCTTGACCTTGATATTCGACGAGAGCATGCACACGAACAGGAGGCAAAAACGTCTTCACCAGCGCTTCTTTATAAAGTGGGTGGAAATTAGTTCGCTTCAAGTCTATGGGGTAATAAGCAACAACCTGGCCGATGACCCTTTCAATAAGCTCATCGTTAACTTGCTTAACCAGATCACGTTCTTTTTCTCCAAGAAAAAGCGGTGGTGGTGGGCTATTGGGCTGCGACCATTTTTTTTCTTCACTAGCCATCAAAAATTACCCCGTGTATATGAAATATGGATAAGTCTGAACAACCTCTTGGCTGTTCTTGGTTATATTCTTTTGTATCTCAGTTATTTTCTCGTAAGTCAACTCGTCCAAGACTTTCTGAAGTTCCTCCCTTAAGGTTTTTTGCTCTTCTCTTGCCTCTGATATCAACTTATCTCCATTTAGCTGCACGTTGTTCCCTGGGATGGGAATTTGGCCAAATTTAGACCTGATTTGACCTAAAGTCTCTTTGACAAGAGCTAAGGCGAATCTTCTTATCCACTGCTTGCCAATTGAGTTTATGTTTTTGTATGGAACATTCGCCAACGGCAGCGTATTCAAGTTGTTCACGCCTTTTAGGCCATCTAGTCTGTCAGACTGGTCTTCCCAGGGATCCTCCTCAACCGTAAATTGAAACCACATCTTTTTTGGTGACTGTCGCACCGGCCAGGGGAATATTCTTAATTTATTATTTTTTATTTCGTAAGAATAGTGTGAATTCCTGGTATAGATAGCGTCTTCATAGGCCATGGCTTGAAGTTTGTTGTGCCATGGCGGTATAACCTCGTATGTTGAATCATCAGCATACATGCCGTATGTCGACATATTACCTACCGTGTTCATACCGCCGTAATAGCCGTAAAATCTCCACATCGCATGCGGCGTCCTGTAGAACATCTTTCTAATTATAATCCTCTTATTGTTGACCTTGTTATAAAAGTCTACGTCCGACATAGAAGAACTAGCTTGCACAATTGCCTGCAAATCATAATCTTGCTGTGTGTTAACCGTGTCAAAAGAGGCAGAGTATATCGGCGTACCTCCACCTAGACCGACTTCCGTTATGGTGTTGTCCATAACTCGTTTAGAATACCCAAACTCGAATTTTGGATATTTTAGCTCAACCTGGCTTCCAGAGCTGACATCGGTTCTCTGGCCATCTTGATCAAAAGTCCCCGTTGTTGCTCCCAAGGCACTGTGTAAGACGTTTTTAGCCTGGTGTACATTGACAATGTATGAGTATTCCAGAACTGCTTCTTCATAAGCTGCATATACGTTTTTCTGGTCTAGCTCGATGTCTAGTATATCACCTCCGAGCTTTCGAAAAGTATAAGAAACTTGTTCGACGGCGCCCGTTATGAAGTTTGCATCGTATAATTCATTAGTGGACGTGACATCTAAGCCATCGATGTCAACAAGCTTTGTCGACGCGACGTAAAGACCATACGGATAATTTGCCGATCCGCTGGCTACAGCATAACTCCCTGTAGAGGGCAGCGCTACAGCAGACGTTTGTGAACTCGGTGTTAGTGTGGGTATCGCCATTCATCAGGTCTCCTTATACACTACTAATTAGTTGGAAGAGGGTGAATAACCTCCACGTTTATGTGTTAGGAGCGCTTAGCACTTTTTCTAGCAGCTTTTGCTAGCTCTTCTGCTTCTTTTGCAACACTTTTAGCATAATCGCAAATTGGGTCAAAAACCTCATTCAACTCTTCTACTGATATTTGTTGTGACGCGTGGAGAATCTTCTTTTTCATTTCTTCTAGTTGTTTCTCTTGATCGCTGTTCAGAGAATCAGGATTCATGCCGGAGTCTTTTATGTCAGAATCTATTTTTGACAAAGTCTCTCGTAAATTGCCATACTTCTCTTTAAGCGCTGCGTACTTGTAAATCTTTTTCTTCATAAAGTCAAAATCTCAAAAATTATCCTCGAAAAAAATTTGGCATATGCCGTTTTTCGAAAAAACCCGCTATAGGCTTCTATAGCGGGTTTTTAGTATAATAATAAATTATTACTTTTTGCTTTTCGCTAGCGCATCAAGATAAGTGCGTCTTTTCTCTTTGCGCAGGCGGGCTCTTCTTTCTTTAAGCCAGTCATTTTGAAGAGCAGCGAGATCAATAACCACCTTCTTAGGCTTGGGGGCTGCCGCCTTTTTCTTGCTTGTGGTTGCTTTTTTTAACAACCCTTGTTTTTCTTTTGAATCAGCCATTTATAAGTCCCTCCTTATGCCAGGTTTATTATTTCTCTACAAGACCCCATTTAACTTTACGCAGGATGACTTCACCAGCCACATGCGCCGCGTTAATATAATAGAAAAACGGTGTCACAACTTCGCCATCGTCAAAAGTAAATGTATCGGCGCCGTCGGCACTATCGGTCGACGAGAGTGTGGGCGCGCTTCCATCAATTTTATAGGTAACGACGCCAGCTGAAGAGACATCAACTCTAAGAGTATGCACCTCGCCATCAGCCCAGTCTTTCAAAGTATCGTGGTCCAACGTGTCGCCATCATTTAAGATGTTTTGAATATAAATATTACCGCTGACGGCATTCAACACAGCCATCTCGTCATAATCATCAAGATTTGCCTGCTCGGCTTCAACCTTACGGAAGCCAAAGGCGCAATCGTCAGTGCCGCTTACGTCTTCAATTGAAAATTCCAACTCAGCATAAAAAGCTCCATGAGTACCAACTGTAAAACGATCAACACCAGGGTAGCCTTTGTGCGTGTTCAGACTAGCAACCCACTGTACTCCTTCGTTGTTTGTTCCGTCATATCCATAATCCATACCAGTGGTAGCGGCGGCTGGAATTAGAACTGTTTGTGTACCAATATTCTGTACGTGCAAGCGCAATCCATCAGCATATTGATGAACCATTATTGCTTCATCAGTGCCGGCGGCGACCGTGCTATCGTCGTCGATAACAAGCGGTGGCGCGCCGAAGTTTCCCTGACATGCACCCAATTGCGCACACATTGTTGAACCCGAAAGATTAATCTCTCTTTTTAAATTTTCTAATAAAGCCTCCACTCTTGCGAGGCCTATTCTTTTAGTACCCATAGTATTAGTTTCCTCTTATTTGGGAAGAAGGCCCCACTGAACCTTCCTGTATACGATGCCGGCAGAACTTCCTGCGGCGTGCGCGTGATACCCAAATGGTGTCACAACCTCGCCGTCGTCAAAAGTAAATGCTTGTGTAGTCGTCGGTGCGGATCCGTCGATCTTAAAAGTCACAACTCCAGCAGACGAGACATCAACTCTAAGAGTATGCACCTCGCCATCAGCCCAGTCTTGACCCGTGTCTGTAGCTGTGGTAGCAGCGTTATTCAAGATCGTTGCAGTAAAGATATTTCCCGCGTTGCAATTAAGGAACGCGGCCTCGTCATAAGCGTCAACATCTTCTGGCTGGAAAGCCTCAACTTTACGGAAACCAAATGCAACCGTATCTGCATCTGAAACGTCAGCTATACTAAGTTCCATCTCCATGTAAAAAGCGCCATGCGTTCCGACCGTAAATCTATCGACGCCAGGAGTGCCCTTGTGGGTATTCATGCTGGCCACCCACTGCACACCCTCGTTATCAGCAGCGTCGTATGAATAATCCATTCCAGTAGTAGAGGCGGCAGGAACCAAGATGGTCTGGCCGTCAGTGCCACCTTCATGAATGTTCTGTACGTGTAATCTAAGCCCGTCTGAATATTGGTGGATTACGACCGCATTGTCAGCTCCGTCTGCGACTGTGCTGTCATCGTCAAGTACAATTGGGGGTGCACCGAAAGTACCTACGCAAGCGCCCAAAGGAGCACAAAGCGTAGAACCCGAAAGGTTGACCTCTCTTTTTAAATTTTCTAATAAAGCCTCAAGTCGCGCGAGACCAACTCTCTTAGTACCCATAGTTCAGAACCCTCCCTTGGTAAAACCATTTGTAATCATGTCCTGCTTGAGCAGGGGCAGATTTTGATCTGCCTAAAAACTATGTTATGTGTTTATAAATAGTCAACTAAATTATCTTTTTACTCAAATTAACAAACTATTCTTCTGTCTCAACTTCGGTTTCTTCTTCGGAAACTTCACCAGGAGGGACACTGAACATTTGAATTGCCTGCGCAACCAAAGAAGCCTCGTTCAAATCAAATGCGCCTCTCTTTTGAGCTACATGGGCGGCTTGAACTAACACACCAAGAGCCTGATTTGGGGTTTCTACGGTTTCTGCGTTTTCTTGTTGCGACATAATACTTTCTCCTTTAGTTATGTGCAGTACAGATTATAATATGCCTTACTATCTGTGTTAAGCTTTTTTTAATAAAAAAAACCCCGTTTGGTATCTCTACCAAACGGGGCTTCTTCCTAAGAGGTTAGCTTAGATTAGCTAGTTGCGCCAGCCTCACCAAGCAAGCCACGTACGATCACAAGACCATACATATCAGGACGTACCATCTTCTTAGCGTAGCGGGTCATAACGCCCTTACGCGGCACGAAGTCTTCCGGTCCAAAAATGGTCGGAGTGACTTGTAGCGGCACGTACGGAGCATACACATATCCACTCTCTAAGAAGCTTCCGCCTCTGCGGCCAACAAGGATGACGTTTCTTGGGAAGTAGGGATCAACCCACACGTCCCATTTCTTGGACATCGATCCAACGTTGACAGCACCAACGGTGCCCCGATCTGCATCGGCAGTGATATTAGCACGGAAGCCAGCAGTAAACTCAAGGATGTTAGCAACTTCAGGTGAGGTCACCAGGAAGTTAGCTCCACCGCGGAGAGTCTTTCTGTGGATCTGGGCCGACACATCGTTGATCGTCTCAACGAGAGTCTCATACCACTCGCTGACAGTACCAGTGAAGTCTGGAGCAGCCGAAGATGCACCAAGCTCAGCGCCAGTTACTCTGTTAACGAACAAGCCAGGCGCTCGCGACCAGTAGTACGTGCTAGCGGTTGCACCTTCAATAAGATCCAGAACAATCTCACGATCAATCTCCAGAGCAATATGCTCAGAGAGGATTTGAGTAAGTTCGACTTCTGCATCGAGATTGTGGTAGGCATTGAGATCTTGTCCCAACTCCGGAGTCCACTTAGCCTTGAGCTTCTTGGTAACTGCGGTTACTGCGATACTCTCGACTTGAATGTCGATCTCTGGAATCTGGTTCTTCGCGTCAGACGAAGCTCCACCAGTAGGTGAAGTAGCAGCGCTAACGCCAGCCTCTTCAAGAGCCCACTCGGAAGCACCTCGGACAGAACCTAATGCATCACCAGTCTCGAACGTATCAGCCAGAGGGCCAACAAGCCGGATGTCCTGCGCGTCCATGTCGCCAGCCGTAATAGAGCCGGTGAAATAGAACGTCAAACCGATATCCCCAGTTGAGGTGTCCTTGTAGGAAATAGTGTTAGTATCCCCCTCTCGAATACCCAAATGAGTCAAGCGACGAAGCTGATGAATTGCACTAAAGTTGGTTCCTGCAACATCCTCAAGGTGGAATGCACCAAGAGCGTTGAAGTTAAACTTGTCAGCGTTAGCTTTGCTCAGCTTCACTACCAGAGCCTGAACTTCGTTCGTGTCCGAAGACGCAAGAACGTCAGGATCATAGTTGATAGCAGCCTTCTGGTTCTCAGTTAAGTTCTGGACTTGGACCTCAGAACCACCCGTCCAGGGGCTAAGAGAAGCACCAATGACGTTAAACTCGTCAGAGCCCAGGGTACCCCAGTTGGCAGTCGTATCTTTCACCAGGTGAACTGAACCGGTTGGTGAAGAGTAAGCGTTTGCTAACTCGTAGAATCCACCACCATCCTCAGTGATGTCAGTAACACCAGTTTGGATGCCAGATCCGGTAACTCCACCACCGTAAACCGAGGGGTTTCCACCCAGGCCAAAGCGATTAGTGGTTTGGTCACTCAACGTGAAATCCAAGAAGAAAATCAGCCCAGAGGGCAGACTCATCGGCTGGACCGACACAAGGTCGTTGGCCAGAAGACCACCGAAAACACGGCGGACGATTGGGAAAGCGACCGAAGCGAAACCTTCGACGTCCCCAGTAGACATTGCAGATGCCTCTTTAAGCAGCTGCGCAGCCTGGTTTTCTAAAAGACGGGACATGCCCTGTCTCTTTGCATCGCCTTCGATACCCTCAAGAAGTCCGGTACGCTCCCATTTTTCTACAACGGCAGCACCTTCTCTTCTAAGGTTACGTTCAGCAATGCCTTCAGTTAGTTTTTGTAAAACAGACATTTTTGAATCTCCTTATATATTAAAATTAGTTATTGTCTATTCCAGCAAGGAATTTCCAGCGATCAAACACTGGAGCGTCTTTTTGTCTTCCTTTTTTCTCTCTTCTACTGGCGGACAAAATGACCGAAGAAGACTTCTCAACTGCCTCGCTCAGTGATTTTGGCTGCTTTTTGCGAGAGGTGCTGCCCACTGTGCTTTGAAGTGTTTCGAAAATAATTTTTGCTTCTTCAATTGTGTCGGCATGTGAAACAGCTTCGACAAGCTTGTGCTTTTGTCGCTCATTCAAGGAGTCGCTATTCAATGCCTTGTTTTGGTATAACAACTTTGCATTAGTCAGGCTAGACGTTTCCAGCCGTTCCTTCAAAGTCAATACCGCGTTTCTTAGTTCTACAATATGCTTCCCAGCTTGTGCAAGAGAGCCTTGTAGTTTTTCGTTTTGCCTAAATACAGTCTCATTGACCTTATCTAGTTCTTTAATTGCTTTGTTCTTGGCGGCGCGGTCTTCACGCACCTTGGAGTCTTGCTCTAAAGCAAGAAGCTCTTCTTCTGCGACCTCTAATACCGAGGTCGGGGTCCAAGTATACCCATCTTTAACAGACTCAAGGGCGACGTCGACGTTCAAAGCCTCTGCGATTTCATTAACCAAATCTTCGTCTAAATCGCTCTCTTCTTCAAGGCCAGCTTCTTCTTCAAGAGATTCAAAGTCCGACTCTTCTAGGTCTAGAAGCTCATCGATGAAGGGGACTTCTTCATCTTCTGGATCTGGAAGGGGCATCTCTTCATCTTCTGGATCTGGAAGGGGCATCTCTTCATCTTCTGGAGTCTCTGGCTCATCTCCTGGAAGGGGCATCTCTTCATCTCCTGGATCCATTGGAATTCCAATATCGATGTCCGGATCGTCCATAGCTAAGCCAAACTCTTCATTGATTGTTTTAATCTCTTTAAGCAGTTGGTCGAGAGGTATTTCAATTTGCTCATCACTTTCTTCCATAACAGCCAAGGGGATATGTTCCAGCACTGACGATGCGTCAAGAGACTGCTCTTGTTCACCGCCCATAGCAGGGTCGCCGGCGGGTGCATCTCCACCTCCTCCTTCGTCTGGGCCCCCTAATCCAAGCCCAGCAAGAGGGTCATCTTGCTCAAGTAATGTTTGAACTGCGTCTTTTATTTGCGCAGAGTATTTTTCCAACACCAAAGATTCAGCATTCTTAACAGCCGCGGTGCGGAGTGCCTCCGCGTCTACGATTGCTTGTTCTAACATATCTGACATTTAAATGCTCCTAGGAATATTTGTCAAAAATAAATAGTATCTCATACACATAAATGACCGATTTTTAAAATTACGCATCATACGCTTCAATGGTTGGGTTGTTGCTCATAAAGCCTTGCACCATCCAGAAGCCGTTTACAGAGACAACATCTATATAATCACCCGGGTGGCCAGCTGACCAAGTGATCTTACCGTCTGAGCCTGCAGGACCGGTTAATTGATCGGTATCCATGGCTGCATCGGTGGTATCATTGTTCACGGATTTAATCCAGCCGATCATATTGTTGGACGTTGATTTTAGGACGTGCGCGCGGCCTCCAGCTGAGATGAATTTAAAATGTACGCCGTCAGTATCTGCTGGCAGCGTTATTGTTCGTGCTGTATTCGAGGGCAGGACGATAATCATACCACTCATCGCAGCAGTAAGTGTGCGATCGGCTTGGACACCAAATACTGGCAGCTTGTGGCCCAGGCCAGCACAGAAGTGGTTGGTGAGAGGAGACTCGGGATTTGTTCTAGCAATCTCAGTCGCAGAACTACCGCTCATCGAGGTAATAATTAAATTACCGGTCTCGTTGTCGCTCGACACATCAACCGACTGTGCTTCGATCTTTACATATTCAGTGTCTGTCGGAGTGCCATTGTCCTCTCCGTAAAAAGACAAGGTTCCAAGATAGTCATCATCCGAACCGTCGGTGCCGGCTGAATTCTCAAATCTTAAAATTGGGCCGCGAGCGTCTGCATTAGAATTCTTAAGTCTTAACAGTGGGTTAGCTTCAGACGCGACAGTGGTTTCAATGAGCACTGTCTCGCCGGCAGTATCCGCCATGGCGTCATTTAAAACATAAAGTCCTCGGGCGCCGACTGCGGCCGTGTTGTCGTTGTGAATCTTGACCAAGTCTCTAGCAGAGACATTAGCAGAATCTGAGGCGAGGTTCAAAATACTGCCACCCTGCAGGGCATCTGCTGAGATGGTAATAGCGCTACCAGTCATAAGCGAATCAGCAGTAACACTTACGACGTGCTGAGTCTTGTTAAGCGCGGTGATGTCTAAAGCTAGTTGATTTGTAACATGGTTTTCAATTTTAACCGCGGTGTTGCCGAATTCAGCAGGACTTTCGACCTCGAACATTGCTTGTGGGTTAGCTGTACCGACAGCGACAGTTCCGGAAACGAAGAGGGCAGCATAATTACTGTCTCCACCTGTGACGTTGACGTCTAATCCAACATTATTAATTTGACCCGTGGCGTTGGATGACACAATATCAATGTCAATACCGGCCATCATGACAGATGAAGCGCCGTTGTTCGTTGCCGTATCATTTAGATCTAAATCAAGACCAGTAATTGCAACAGCTTGTGCTGCACCTACAGTGCCAGTCTTGTCAATGTCAATATGAGCAACAGTCGTTACTTGATTTGATGTAGCTGTGTTGTCAACGTCAATAAAAAGCGCCTTTCCAGTAGTTAAGGAGGTCGCAGAAACATCAATAACATTCGCAGTTGTATTTGATGCATCGATATCAAGCGCAACTTCGTCTACATCGTTATTGTCGATAAGTAAAGCAGGGTACCCGTTTGTGGAAGGGTTTTGGATGCTCATGGATGACGTTAGTGCGCCATGTATTGGGCTGAATTTCATGACATCAGTGCCGCCGGCTTCCAACACTAGAACGTCGTCCGCGGAGGCTCTAATTGAAGTATCATCATCAGCGTCCAAGTCAATGCGACCATCTCCGCCTATGCTAATTGATCCTTGACCATTTAAATCAATATCGTCAACATAAAGCGTACGCCATGCGGTGCTGGATGAGCCAAGATCATCTGCACTATCCCCACCGGGCAAAACATTACTACCGGCCGGGTCGAGAATAATATCGCCGCCGGCGGCAAGAGTTGTGTTGCCTCCGTCAGCTACAGACAAAGAAGAATCATCTGCTGCGTCGTCGCCTTGGTCGGCGCTCAAGTATAAAGCTGCCGCGGCGCCATCAGCAACAGTTGTTAGATATACGCTGCCAGTCAAGAATAGGCCATTCGGAGCCAGCTTCATTAAATCAGTACCGCCAACCTCAAAATCAATTTCATCATCACTGGACGAACGGATAGAAGTATCGGCATCGACGTCGAGATCTAAGCGGCCTTGGCCGTTGAGGTCGACATCATCAACATATAGCTTACGCCAGGCGATGGTCGGAGAGCCGAGGTCGTCTGCACTGTCGCTTCCTGGTAGCACATTGCTACCGCCCGGATCAAGAATAATATCATCAGCCGCAGTAACCGTAAAATCGCCCGAAGGTACGTCGATCGTAAGAGAAGAGCCCATCGAAAATGTTGCTTTTGTGGTACCGCCATCTTTAAAAATAACGTCCGCTCCATTAGCGTCCAGCACCACGTCGGTTGACGACGAAAGAGCTAGAATACCAGTTGAACTAACAGTAATTGGCGAGCCGGCAATTACTGCGCCAGTCGACCCATCATGAGTAATAGTGAAATCGTTACCTGCACCCATGTTGAAAACTGCAGAGTCGGACGTCAGGGAAAGGTCGTCTCCTACAGACAGATCAGTCGAAAACTCACCTGAACCTGTAACAACCAAACCAGTAGAGATGTCGACAGCAGACCCTCCAGAAATAGGACCAACAACTTGCAGGCCGCCGGCAACTGTAGCGTTTCCATTAGTGGTCAAGTTTCCGGTGATAGTAACATTGTTGGGCAATCCGACTGTAACTGTGTTGCCGGTTGCAGATGTGTCAATCTCATTCGCTGTCCCTGCAATTGTAAGTGTCTCGCTGTCTAAATCAATTGCAATTGTGCCGGAGTCTGTAGTGACATCTAAGTCTTCAGCAGATACTGCAGCGTTAATTCTATCATCAATGGCTGCAGAGGTCATTAAGCTTGTGTTGTTGTCTGCGAAAGACTCAGCAGATGTTTGTATTGCTGTCACACCGACATTATCAATGGTAACAGTACTATTAAAAGTTGCGCTACCTGTTACTGCGAGGTTGTCGTTAATAGATGTCTCTGATGTTGTATGTCCAATAGACACTGGAACGCTACTTATAGTGCCTACCTTGATGCCATTGCTGGTGCTCCCCGCAGATAATGTTATTCCGCCGGTGGAATTTGTCGCGGATAATGTTATTCCGCCGACATCTGAAACGAGAGAGATTGAATCATCTCCAGTGCCTTGGTTAGAGTTCACGATGATAGTTTCATCACTGCCTCCGTTGGCTTCAATTCTTATTGCGTTATCGCCATTCTTTCCTGAATATAGCCCTATACCGCCTACATCACTGACTAAATTAATTGATGCGTCGGTTGAATTACCTGCTGTGTTCGTACCAGTGCCTTGATCAGAATGGATTGAGATAGTCTCGTTTGCCCCACCATCAGCCTCGATTTGAATACAACCTTCTAAGTTCGCTGTCGACCTAATTCCTACTCCGCCGGCGAGGGCTGTAAACTGGATAGCCGACCCAGTAGGGCCGACGGATACGCCAGAAGTATTGGTTACTGAGTAAAGCTCCAGAGATGGGGTGCCATGCGGTGCTATAATTGTTTCAACGGCGCCATTCTTTCCTAATTTTAGCGTCTGGCCATCTGCCAGGGTGGCGCCAACTGTTATAGAAGCAACAGTTGAGTCAATCGCCACTTCTTGATTCGCGTTTACATCAAGTGCACCGTCCAGGGTAAATGTTAGATCAGCTGCAGCGGCGTCATCGTCAACAGTCGTGAAGGTTGTGGCGCCGTGTGTGTCCGTTGTGATGCTAAAATAATCCCCAGTATCACTGTCGTCCATCATCTTGAAAACAACATTAGCAACATCAAAATCGAAGACAGTCGTCGTGCCATCGTCCATTGTAATATTATCGCCATCTGCAGAAAGAGCAATATCGCCGGCGCTGTCTATAGTCAGACCGTTTGGTGCTGTAAGTGTGTTCGCGGTAATGGTTACAGAATCGCCAGAAGCATCACCAAGCACCATAGTATTGGCTGACACTTTGAAGTCTTCTACGTTGACGTCCATAGTTCCGGTAACAAACAAGTTTCCGCGGAAATGAGTATCGTCAGCAAGAACTGTTACCCTAGAGCCAGTCGCTGCAGTTATATTGTTTACGTAAAGTGTTCCCATTATTGTGCTTCCTTAAGTCTATAAATAAATATGTGTGAACATTAGAAATGACTTTTAATTTTTAAGTTAGAAATCTGAATCGAGATCCCTGATTTTTAATTTGCAATTTGCTCCCACTGTTAAACTAACTCCGGCTGCGACTGTTATTGGGCCCCATAAAACAAAATTATAATTTTCAGGCAGTACAGCGTTAGAACTTATAGTCGAATGATTTCCGAAACCTGCTGCAGTGCCAAGGCCTGAAAGTGTAGTTAACGGAGACACAACATTTACCCTAGAACCAGACAAAGCCATGCCTTTAGATGAGCCGGACATGGTCATAAAATCACTTCCGTTCTCGTCGTATTCTATGTACGAGTCTTTCTGGGAACCGAAATAAAGTTTCTTGTCATCAGATATATGAAAATTACCAGTCAACATTAAATTGTTGCCAGGAGAACCTCCATAATAATCAAAAGTAAAGTTGTCTGAACCGGAATGCATCGTTCCAGAGGCAAAAAGAACATGCTTATCGTTGCCAGAACCTAAATGAAAAGATCCGCTAGAAAGATCCCCCAGGACGATTGAAGCAATGGTATCCTCAAAGGGTAGCTTTATCCACTGACTTCCGGAGTAAATAACCCAGTCATTGTTATTCCAGTCATTAATGCTATCAATAGTTGTATTCAAGGAAGGTGTGGACGATCGCCACACTTGCCAATAATGACCGTCAGATGCTGTTAAATTTGTTGAAGAGTGATACCCGCCGTTAACCAACAGCGTGGAAAAACTACCGGATGCAGCGTGAGGAAGTTGAGAGCCTGTACCATCGTTTCCGATGGCGTCCCAGTTTCCTTGGTAGCGCGCTGCGCCGAGAAACGATATACTTCCTGTTGCTGCTGGCATTCAATCGGTCTCCTATGAATTTAAGTTATAGGCGGCGCTTAAGGGGACTATTTTTCCTGCTTCCGAACTACTACTTACATCTGAAAAGGAAAAGGCGAAAACACGACCTTGTTGAGCGCCAATTGAGAAACCCGAGGTTCCGCCGCCCATGTCAGTAAAACCACTTCCAGGCGCTAACGTTACAGCATTAGAGCTTACGTTAATATATCTAAATGTTATCAACGTGTCTGTGCTACAATTAGGAATAGCTGCTACGACTTGAGCGGCTGTAGCTGTTGTATCTGTCTGGCTTGAATTTCGATTCATAGCTGTAAAGAAGCCATCGATTAGCTGCGCGGCTGTAATGGTTTGGCCGGCCGTATTGTTGCTCATAGTGTTGTTAGCAGCGTGAATAGTCGATCCTTCAATCTGCAGCGCAGGTCCAGCGCCATCTTGTGTTAGGCGCAAACATGCAGCATGCGTAGCAGAAGCGTGATCCTGGTGTATATGAGCCAAACTGCGAACAGTGGTACTAGCACAGTCAGAAACGATCTTTAATGCTGCTCCGGACGTAAGAGCGTCTGCTGTGATATCAATTACATTTGCAGTAGTTACAGCATCTGCTGTGATGTCAATGACATCAGCATCGATATTTGCTGCCTCGACAACAAGAGCGATTTGATCAGTGTCGTCGTTATCAAGAACGAGAGCAGCGGCGCCTGTGGACGAGCCATTTGCGATCTCACATGGCGCGTTAATTGTAACAAGAGAACCGTCAGAAGAAACAGAATCTAGAGAGATATCTCCAACATTTGTAATGTTTCTGTCTCCAAGATCCAAAGTACCAGCAATTGTTGTTGTAGAACCAGTACCTGCTCCGATCGTTACATCAATCTCTCCATCCGTTGCATGCTCCCCCTCTAGAGTCAGGCCGGCGGTGAGGGCAGTAGTAGTGCTGTCGCTTTCAGCAACAAAGAACTCTAGTTTGCCAGCTTCATCACCTTCATCAGATTCACTGATTGACGCGACAATCTTAGCAAACGCTGTATTGTTGTTTCCTTCGTCTTCACCGTAGAACGTAATCTGACCCAGTACTTCTCCATCTTCTGTATCAGCGGCATCCTTTAAGAACTGCAACTCCCCTGAAGAAGTCTTAGTCGTGTGAGTTGTCTTTATAGTTAATACCGGCTTGCCGTCAGCAGAGTCTGCAACTGTGACCGCAGGGCCGTCAATAGTCACCGCGGTTGATGCATCAATATCGACAGTGGGCGCGGTGACGTTGATAATGGAGTCCGCATCAATTCCAAGCTCACCATCTGCTTGCTGTTGAATAAAGCAAGCGGAGTCACCAAACATAAGCTTAGTTGTTCCGATGCCGGATGCATCCGACAATAACAAGCCCGTATCGTGCACGTGGCTCAAAGTAACTTCACCATCAGCGCCGAAGAGCAACTTGGCCCCATCGGTGTTTTGCCAAATACTACCAGCAAAAGTTGCTAGTTTGTTGCTGTCCAGCTTAAGAACTTGAGACTGCGAAGCATCAGCATCTGTTGTGTAGAAAACTAATGATGCGCCGTTTTCTGTGCCTGACCAAGCAGCGTCGCAAAGAGACTCGATTCTAGCTCCAACAGTAATTGTGTCTGAGGCATCTTCTGCGCCGGCAAATTCGATCACACCAAGTCGGTGGCCATCGCCCATGGCGGCGCCATCATCTGTAAACAATCTAAACACTGCGCCGGTATCTGCGGCGCTGGCTTTGTCACTGAATATTCTTACATTCGAATCATCGCCAGCCTGCAAAGTTATTGGACCAGAAGCATGACTGTTAAAAATTGTCATGCCTTGGTTAGCCGAAGCGGACCACTTATTGTATTCAAGCAAGTTCGCTCCGCTGGTGCCAAAGGCAAGATCGTCTGCAAAACTATCAAATGTTAGATTATTAAGCGTTACATTGCCAGAAGTATCAATTTTCAACGCTGTTACATTACCGCCGCCGCCGCCGCTCCCCAGAGCGCCTGTGCCAACATTAATCTCAAAAGCGTCTGAAGCTCCATCATTAACGCCCATAGTGTACTTAACAGTACCACCAAGTGCAAACTGAATTGCAGCATCACCGTCTGTTGCACTGTTTGTGATCTGTAGGTTCGTTGCTGCTGTATCGCTATCTATCGTGACGTTGCCAGTAAAAGTTGCTAACTTATCAGCATCTAATGTTAATACCAGCGATTCAGTTGTTCCATTAGTAGTGTAAAACTCTAAGTCTGCATCGTTATTTGAGCCATCCCAAGCATCTCTACAAATTGCTTGAATGCGGGCTCCTACACTAATGGTGTTGCTGGTATCTTCTGCGCCAGCAAACTCAATCACACCTAATCTATGATTATCGGCCATGACTGCACCATCGTCGGAAACCAATCTTATTGAACCACCTTCAGTTGCAGAGCTTGTTGTGGTGTCAGTAATCGTAAGGCCAGTCGTGTTGAGGGTTGTTCCAGCAGTTACATCAATGTCTAAAATACCCGCGTCAATATCTACAATGGAGCCGGCATTTGCGTCTGCATCAATGTGCACAGCAACACCTGCTGTGTGTGCAGAAACTAGCGAGATATGTCCGTCTGCCGAAGTTGTTGTAATCACAATTTCATCAGCGGCGTCGACGGTGATCGCGTCAGCAGAGTCGATATCCACACTGCCTGCGCTAGCGTTTAAGTGAAGTGCGCTGGCTCCTGTACCCGCAGAGGCTAATCTTAATTCCTGCGTACTGCCGCCGGCCACTGCAATGTCTAGATCTTTACCAGAAGCAGTAACAGTGAGGTTCGAGTCATCGGTGCCGTCTATAGAAACTGTAGTAGCATCAATCGCGATTCCAGTTGTGGCGTTTATATCAATATCTGCCGCAGAAGTAATATCAACTTGTCCAGAAGTAGTTGTCTTAAGTTGTGCCTGAGCAGCTGTGGCATTAAGGGTAATAGAGTGACCGCTGCCGCCGGCAATAGAAATATTACTATCTCCAACGTTAATATCGTCTGCTGCAACGGCGCCTCCGGATGCGGCGGCGATGGAATTACCATTAGTGATTCTTACGTCATCGCCGTCGTCATTAGTAAAATAAAGGTCGTTTGGACTATTTGATTTAACCCACAACTGACCATATGCAGCGGTGTCACCATCAGCGTTCGCCTGCTCTTTAAGAGTAACCGCACCCTCAACAGTTAGTTTTGTTTTCGGATCAGTTAGACCAATACCAATTCTATTATTCGCTGCATCAACTGATAAAGTTCCGCTATCGACTTCCAGATCTGTTAAATTTCCACTTCCACCCTTAAAACCCATAGTCTTTTTCCCTATCTCATTGCATCGATGCCAGATCCAGTAAGCTGGAACATGGCTGAGCTAGTAATAAAAGTAAGCGATGCATACAGTTGATATCCGGCGGCATCTTTTGGCGCTTTGATATATATCTCTTTGCACTTTATGTCAAACTCCATGGAGTCTTCATGGCTATCTAGAGAAATATAGTGATGACTTCTTGCAACATATCCAGCGGCTGTCTCCGGCACGAAGTATATCCTCAAGTCGTTGGTCGAAGAGCCCGATCCAATTACTGTGACCTTTTTTGTAACATTTGGAAACTGTACTCTAACTTCTTCGCCGGCCTTGATGATGGCGCCCGTAACATAAGGATGCCCAGAAACCTGATATGAACCAACATTCCTTAAGCCTGCTCTAGGCGCGCCCTGAAACACAGGCGCTGATGTATTTTTGTCTGTCGGATGAGCCATTTTTTTCTCCTACCTTTTATCTAGTTTTTTATTTCTTTGTGTGTTAGCTTTTTGTGCATTTTGGAGCTTTCTTGCTTTCTCCATGCGCCTTTTTTTGGAAGGCTTTATATAGAATCGTCTATCTAAATAGTCTTCAACTATCCTTTCTTTTTTACACTTTTTAATAAATTTCTTTATTAATCGATGGGGGCAACCACCGACCTCTTTCAAAGAAACTTCAACATTGACGGTTTTGTTAGACATAATTTAACACCTATATTAGATCTCTCCATTTATTTCCTACCAAATTCTGTATGTCGCTGATGTCGACGCCCCGGTCGTCAGATGCAACATTTGCGAAAGTAGAAGGTCCTGATTTTCCGGGGGCGTCAGGTATATTTGGCACTCCAGAGAACACATCGACACCCCCTACGTCGGCAGACTCATTAAGCCGGCGGATTCTCTCTTGTCTGTTGGCTTCATACCGGTCCCTCTTCTCTTTCAAATCTTGCGACGGTTCTGGTGCTCTTTCTTTCTTGCTCGGAGCTTCAGTTAATACAGAAGATTGCAAGCCGCGAGCGACTTCCATTACGACGCTGGATAAGACGCCCTCCTCTAACAAAATTTCTTTTACGGTTTGCTTTATTAAAGGCTTTAAAATCTTCTTAAGTTGATTTGTCTTCATTTTTCTCTCTTAAAATCATTTCAAACAAGTTGTCTAGTGTGCTATTTCTTGTCTTTCCGGATTCATTGATATAAGCAGATAGATTTCCGGTACTAAGGCTTTTCGGAGGCGCTTTTATCTTGTCTGGAGACAGATAAGCCCCCGGAGTCGAAGGTTCTGACACAATATCAAAACATATTAGTTGAAAATCGTCTTCGACGATCGTCAAACCGTCCTTCTCCTTCACAGAACCCAAGCCTCTGGAAGAGATTCCAAGCTTTACATTTGCCGTAACTAACTGCTTCAAAGTCTTTCCGCTAGGAGTGTCAAGCACCTCGATTTTACCCATCACATTTCCTCCGTCCCACCACATTTTAGTAATAAGATGAGAAGCATTCTTCAAATTAATGACAGAATCATCAGGATGGTCTAATTCGCCTAAAGAACGTCTCTCCTGGATGGCTTTTTGATAGTTCGACACCTCCCTTTGTAAGATATCTTTACTATACACCCTCCCGTTGCCGTTCTTTACACCTGATTTTTGACATATACCAACTAGATAAACGGCGCCTTCAGATATCTTCCTTCTTTCTGATTCAGTTAAGACATCTATAGGACACCGGCCTTCAGGACATAGTTCAAAATACTCCTGTAATAGCACTTTCGACATGTTTTTCACACCTTAGTTGTTTGGGCTCTTTTTCTTTCCCTTCCCAATCCACCAAGATCTTGGAACTTGATTAGCAACGCTCTTCTTCGTTCCATGGTTTCCGCCGCCGGCGCCATGGCCCTTAGGTGCATTGGAATTTTCTTTTACTACTTTCTTGTCAGACATTTTTTAACTCCTTTTTATAAAAAATTTAATATGCGAGGCTCTCCCTCGCTTGCGTATGCTGCCGTTGCAGCAACGCCTTACTTCTGGGATATTACGACGTCTCATTTTCATCACCTCCTTTTACGTTTCTGAATTTAAAACCAAAATCATCCAATATCATACTTAAGAAGTAACTTGTCCCGGATGACAAACTACCCAAAAGCAAAGCATTTACCAAATTGTAATCATAGGTAAATAGTTCTGTGAAGTGATTGATACTCCACAAAAAAACACCAACCCAAAAGCCCATACAAAGTGGACATTTAAATAATTGCCCTAGTTGGCCCTTTTTGGGCCTTATTGGGTTAAAAATAGATCCATATATTAGAATATATGTCATCCCATATGCACACAAGATAAAATAAATTAATTGCACATATCACCTATATTCTATAAATAGTATTAATGCCGTAGCTTTGAATGCGCGGCGGTAAAGATCCCTTCTTCTCATCATGATATTTCTCTGGATCAAATTCAGTGTATTCATCCGGCTCAGGTTGTAAAAGCCTTTGTTCCTCATCAGCCTCGAACTCTTTCTGATCTCGATAATACGGAAGCTCGGCCTCTATAAACTGCGCGAGGGCATACAGCAAGTACTGTATGCTGTCACCTTTATCTGCTTTTGAGATGCTCGCCTCCATAGACATGAATAAATTTCCAGCTTGTACAGAGTCGTAAGCTATAACGCCTTTCTTGCTCAAAAACTTATATAACCTTTTCTGTGTATCATATACTTCATCGTCAAGCTCCTCTTTCGGAAGAGCCACAATTTTACTTTTTTTGGGAAAAATCATCAAATCAACTTCTGGGTGGTCGCCGACAATTATATTGCCATCGATAGTTTTTTTCGCATTTAAAAGTATTTTTTCAACTTCTGGCGCGCCTTTGATTGTGATTCTAATCATTGTTGTTCAACTCACTGACTAGGGACTGTATGCGAGTAACTTCAAGTACCAGCTCTCTACTTAGTGCTGTTTGGTTGTAGCCATCGACCCTCTCTAAGACCTTTCTAATTTTTGTAGAAACATTGGTGTCTCTCTGTTGCTTGAGATTTTCGTTTAGCTCTTTTTTAATGCGAGCTATCTCTTCATACAGATAAGCTTTGAACTCAAGGCTGTCATGACCACCCGTTACAATATATTTATTCAAGAACTCTTTTTGTGCTTCGTTCAGGGCAGTAGAATACTCCTTGTTAAATTTTTCAAGAAAGTTCTTCATGGCCAGATTATTAATCTTGGGAAACATTTGCTTTTGTTTTTTCTCTGTCTCGAAAGAGCCAATTAGTTTATTCTCAATTATAACCTGTCTCTTTGGAGATAAATTTTGCTGTAATATTTGATTTACCGTAGCCAAGCTTTTAAAGTTCGGGATAAAATTCGACCAAACTTGACGGCCAAATGCTTTATTAATTTTATCGATTGCCCTAGTCTGTACTTCAAAAACCCTTTGACGGTCTAAATTCATAAACTGCTTTTTTGCTTCTTTTATTATTTTTTCAACGACCGTACGACCTACCTCATCTAGATCTTCAAAAGATTTATATATTTCCAACTCTTTTCCCAGGATCCTACCTTTAGAGAAGTACTCTTTTAACAAAGATATTGCATGCTGTCTTTTATCTTGTTCCTCCTTCATAGATGCCTTGGTCAATTCACACACCAAAGTCTCATAAATAAAAGCCGTGTTTCTTTTTTTGTTATGATTGAACTTCATCCGTAGACTTCTCCAATGATTCTATCAGTTTTTTAATCTCGTTACTCTCTCTAAAGATCTTATCTTCCTGTTCGTCATAATAATTAGGATCTAAGTTTTCAGAAAGTCTATATAGTGAGTCTAAATCTCTTTTTCCGGGAAGATAAGACCTTGTGTCTCCACCACGCAGGAATGCCGACCACTCACCTTTTTGAGAACGACGTCGACCGCCTGATTCTCTCCCGTCATAAGGTTTCGGCTCGTACATCTTGCCCTTTGATTTTGGGGTTGCTGTGAAAGTCCGACCAAACTTGTCTTTTATGGTGATGGTGCCTCCCTCGCCGATACTAAAATCATCTCTTTTTCCTGGAGCGCCTTCCTCACCGCCCCCTCCTGGCTCAGGAGTGGGCTCAGGGCCTTCTGGGCCGGCTCCCGCCGGCGTTGCCAATAACGGTCCCTCTTCAGCTGCTTCTTCAGGCGCACCTTCATCGCCTTCGGGTCCGCCGACGTCCATATCCGGACCGGGTTCATCGCCGCCTAGGTCGCCTCCAAGGCCGCCGGCTGCGGCGCCGCCTGCTGCTGCCGCTGCTTCACCAACCTGTTCCAAGGCAAAGTCGTGCTTCCTATCATAATACATCTCTTCTTGCATTCTCAAGAACTCTTCCTCACTAATATTAAGAATGTTGTTCGCCACCCACCTTCGACTAAAGAAGCCTTCAGTAGCGCCTTCTGCAGCTTCGAAGCGCGCTTTCCAATGTTCTAGTTCTTGCAACTCAGCTAGTTTCGAAGGGTTATTTAGAGCTAGTTTGAAAGAAAGCAAGTCTTTCCCTCTATATCCCAAAGTAAACAAGTGAATTACAACAATCTTCTCTAATTCAGAAACAACAGCTCTCTGCAATCTTTGAATTGTCCTTGCAAACCTTATATCTTTTTGTGCTAAAGTGGCCTTATCTTCATCAGCGCCGTCGCCGCGGGCGAGATATGACATTGGCACCTTAAGAGCGCTAAACAGCTTATCTCTAAGGTATTTTACGTCTTCAATGTCGCCAGTATATTGGCCTCCACCAACTGTCGATATTTCAGTTCCGGAGGCCGTCCCGCGGACGGGAATATAGTAGTCCTCTTCGATGCTCAAAGGATTGTATCTTAGATCTACGCGACCGGTATTGACATCAAGAATCTGATTCCTCTTCATCTGAGTCATAACTTTTTGCATGTACTGCTCTACGTCTTGAGGAGGAATATTCCCAACGTCAATCTTAAAAACGCGGCGCTCTGGGGATCTAACAATTCTATACGCCATCACCGCGTCTTCCAAAAGGGTGAGCTGCCTCCAAATCCTTCGAGCTGGCTCTAAAATTGAAGTTCCATACGGAGCAAATTTGTCGTTGCCCAGTATTCTAAAATGTGCGACTTGCCAGTTCTCCAAAGTGATACCGGCACTATTCCATTGATAAGTGACATAATTTGGATTATTCTTGTCTTCGCCTTCGAGCCTTTCTATCTCATTTGCCGGCATGCCTATCGAATTTTTTATACCCTCGTCTTCTTCTATATCCAGATAAAGAAAGAAATCTCCATATTTGCACATAGACCTGCACCAACCATATAGATTAAACTGCACGTTTAAAACATTATAAAGCAGAGTCTCGATAACCCCTTTAATCTCCTGGTTTTTGCACGCAATATTTAATATCGGCCGATATACAGACGAGGTAGTCATCTCATCTGCATATATGTCCATGGAAGATGCGATTTCTGGAGTATATTCCATTTGATCGAAATCAGTGTACCTGTCCATGCGGTTCTGATTCGAATAATAATCTGCCTGCAGCGAGCCGTAGATCTCACCATAAGACGAAACCTTAAATTCTTGGCCGCTGGCGGATTTAAATCGAGATCGATATTTGTCTAGTCTTCTTCTTTTTAACTGTCTTGTGTCCTGCCTTCTATAATTGGTTAGCGGTCCGGACAACAGCTTCGTAAGCTGCTTGAAAAGAGACGAATCTGGATTTCTTGGATTTTTCTTATTAATTGGGGATACCATATTTTTTACACTCTCAACCTTTTAGAAGCCAGAGAAAATCTTTACTTTCTTTCATATCGTTTTCTAGCTTGTGTTCTCTTCTTACTTTTTCATATCCTATCATACCTGGTATGGATGTGTTCAGAGATTTATTTGTTGTTGACATTGAAGATAAAAAGGCCTTTTGATATTCTACACTCCTCTGATTAACAGAGAACGCCATTTCTTTAACCCAACATCCAATGGCGCAAGCGATAATAAGGTCATCGTTGTGTTTTTTCATTGCCTGCGGCTTGCCATTATGCCATATAAACGTCTTCATTTCATTAAAAAGCCTTTTTGATCTTATTGTAATTAGTTTATTTCTAACAAACTCTTCAAATTTAGCGACGACGAGGGGGCGCGTTTTTTGAGTCATAGAGAAACCGGGAACAACTCCAGTAGATTCTGCCATCAAAGAATCCACGTATTCATGTGTGGACTTCTTGGAGTAATAAATGTTAGGGTACCCAAGTTCCTCCATTTTAGTAACGACGGACCACCCAACTGAGTTGTTTTCAACAGCAGCAAGGCATTCGCCGAATTCACGCCCAGTGGTCGTAATCAAGTCCGCAAAAATATCTGGTGTTGCTTTCCCTTGATATTCAGCTACAACTTCGTTAGTTTCCAGCTTAAAAATAAGAAAAGTAGAATAATCTTGTCCGTCGCCGCGCGCGACGTCAGCGGACAACATATAACTAAATTCAGGACTGTACTCTTCCCATATCCATAAATTTCGATCAAACCCCGTTCGGTACTTAGGCTCGCACAGGCATGCCTCTATCTCCTGCATGTCATCTGGATGAAACACTGTCTCTCCAGACATGTTGAAGTTACACTCCAGCTCTTGTGCAATCTGTCTGCGAGACATATTCTTTGTTTCTTTGTCGAACCACTCTTGATCACGGTCTGGATGTACAGACCATGGTAAATTAACTAGATGGAAATCGTTGTCGCCCATGTCTGCGTCGACGCAAGTCTGGTGGAACCAATTCCCAACACCATTTGGGGTCGAAAGAGCGATGCATCGACCACCGGTGGACAGTGTTGGGTACAGCCCTGTCCACAATTCTTCAAGACCCTCGACGTGCGCGGCCTCGTCAATCACCAACAAAGACAAAGCCTCGGAACGACCTGCGTCGGAAGACGTTGAAGAGGCTTTTATTTGTGAACCATTAGACAATTCAAAAGATGTTCTATTGTCTATTGAGATCTCTGCTATTTTCATCCACGGCGGCAAGTGCTTGTGAATCGATTTAACTTTCTTCACTAGGTTAGCCGCTGTGCCAAACTTTGTAGCAATTACCAAAACGTTTTTATCGCGATGGAACATCATCATCCACGCGACATATGCTGCCGTTATAGTCGATATACCCAGCTGCCTAGCTTTAAGTATGACAGTGAATCTGTGATCGTTGTAATTGTTGACCAAATCAGTCTGAAAATCATAAGTCTTAAAAGGTATCAAGCCGCGCATTGGATGAGATATCTTGGCATAATTGTTTATAAAATAAACGGGATCCTTACCAGACTTAATGATTTCTTTCAGAATTTGTTCTTTAGACAAATCAAAAGTCATCTTATCTTACGCTAGTCTTTTCCAGCAGACGGCTTCCACCCACCTTGATCTAAAAATGCTTTAAAATCTTTGGAAAGGTTGTCCTCGCTGGGCTCTCTCTTGTTAATAACGTCAGTAAGATTCTTAATCTCGTAAAGTTTCGTAGCGACGACGAAAACACGCACTCTACTGGTTTTTTGTACGTGAGCATCGACTTCGCCTTTCTCCTTTAAACTGAGAGTCTCGCCAGTGATCGATTTATATCTCTTTTTGAGCGCTTTGGTTATGTCACTCATTGTTTGTTCAAGGTCCGACTCAAAATTGCCAGAATAAACTTCTTTTAAGGTGCACTCAGAGTGATAAGAACATATCAATGTCGGGCCGCTTATACGAACCTTGAACCCATCTATACGACGAGAGTCCAAAATAGGATTACCATCCTCTCTCTTAAGACCGATCTCTTCGTCTTCGACGATGTGTGCACCGTCATAACCAAGATCAGCACACGCTTGTGAAATTCCGCGAATTATTTTAAGATTATCTGCCATTGTCAGGCCTCCACCCCGTTGTCCACCGGCCTTCTCGACCTGAAACATATTTTATAAAACATCCCTCGCAACATTCGAATTTTGTGAAATAAATATCATCATTAATCGTTTTTAAAAAATTTTTGCACGTGGGACATCTAATTTTTCCTTCTTTAATAAGTAGTTTACGGCTTATTAAAACTCCGTCAACATTTTCATACTCACTAGAGGACTCGCTTTTCCTTTGTTTTTCTACGAATTCCTTAAGTTGATTTTTGTATTCCTCTTCTTTATCTTTGTCCCAGAATTTAGAAGGGTTTTGAATTGCCAGCTTCCCGTACTTCTTTGAGATCGCCTTTTCTAGGCCTGCTATGTAGTTAACATCTTTCTTCATCTTGATATTTCCACACTGGCATAAAACACAGCTATCGACAAGGCAATACCTATAACAATTCCGCCTGCCAACCACCACTCAGAATTATTTGATTTTGACATCTGCTGTTTTAGCATTACATCTAAATCAGCAATGCGTTTGTTTTTCAATTTCATGGTTTCTTCGTGAATTTTCTTCAAAGAGCTGTAATCGGCTTTCAATAAATCTAAAGACAAAGACTGAGTAGCGAGTTGCTTTTGAAATTCCTTTCTTAACGTTAACTCAACTTCCAGTCTTATAAACTTCTTATCCACTAGCATCTTAGATGCGGCCAGTGGGTCAAGCAAAATACCAGAATAAGGAGATTTAGCTCCTTTCGAAATTGATGTCACTTTACCTTGAAGCGGCAAAGGCGACTCAGATGCATGCGCGTGAATAGGCGCTGTAATCAGCATTAGTGCTGTAAATACTGATAAAAATTTAAAAAACATCTCTCATTCCTGTTTTTTCTTTTTCTCCCACTCCGATTTAACATACTCAGCGCTTAACGCTGATGCGACGCGCTTAGCTAGCGCGTCCGGCGTGTCTTTATAGTTTTCAGTGGTTTCTTCAATTTCTTTCTGCTTTTCCTTCTTCAGATCTTCCAGTTCGGAATCATGTTGCTTTTCTATTTCTTCTAGTTTTTTCTTGTGATTTTCGACAGCCTGTTCTTTCTTAGCTTCTTTCTCTTCGCTAACTTCTTTTATCAAATTTATTTCTTTTTCATAGCTCTCTTTTTGATTTTCCATTAGCTTAGCAAGACCGTCGTTCGAGCGACGACCAATAAAGAAAGCCACAGCAACTCCCAGTATTATAACAAGAAGTTGCCAGTGGTGTTTAGTCCAAGCCCATACTTTTTTCCAAAAAAGACTAGAAAACATGAATTCACCCCTACTTGCCGTGTTTCCACTGCACTGCAAGATCCACAAGGGCCTGAGAGCCAATATAAGCTAGCGTCACCGCTACCCAATCTGAACTAGTTAACGCGTTCGTCGCGACGAGGTACGTTGCCGTACCCCAGGCCAAAAATTTTCTAGATATAAACCGTTCAACGTGTTTATCTAACCAAGCTCTAACTTTCTGCATAATATCACCTCCGAAATAATTAGTTCAAAAATCACATTATTCAACAAAACATTATTCGTGTATGTGAGCTACACCATTATTTTTCTCTATGGCTATCTCTTTGTCAACAACGTCTTTTAAGCTATCTAAATGTGATATTAAAACAATCGTTTTAAACTGAGTTTTTATCATATCCAGTATTCTTATGAACCCCTCCATGTTTTCAGCGTCCAAAGCAGTACCGGGCTCATCAAGTATGAACACGTCACCCTTTGGCAAGGTAGAGACATTCAAAAGCGCCAATCTTATGGCCATGGCGCCGATTGTTTTTTCCGCCCCAGACCCCATCTCAATAGGGCGGGGGTCGTGCTTCGGATGTTTAATAAGGATGTCAAGCTTGTTTTCATCATTTTCAAAAAAGATTTCAAAATCAACGATATTTGTTAAAATTTTCGATATTTCATTGTTAATTCGAGGAAGCCTCTTTTTAATTATATCATAAGATATGCCATTTGGGTGCATGCACTTTATATAAAGATCTGCAACAGTAAACTCATCCTGCAATTCCAGAAAATATTTCTTCTGACTCACCAGTTCTTCATACTTTTGTTCCAAACTACCTGTGTTTTTGTATACCTCTAGGAGGTTCTTACGCACTGATGATAGATTTTTATTAAATTTGTTTATTTCACCATCCAACTCTTCTTGTTTGTTGGTCAAGATCTCAAAATTTTCAATAGATTCCCTGTTGTCTTCATACAGGCTTTCCTTTGCCCCTAGATCCGCCAACAAAGACTCTGCCTGCAGTAGCTTTATATTGTTTTTTTCTATTTGAAGCTCTAAAGACGAAATTCTCTCTTTCACAGAAGCTCTTTTGTCTGTCAACATGTGATACTTTTCAATATATTGATCAAGACGATTTGGATTGAGATCCAAGACCTTGCCCTTGATAGTTTCTTTGTTTAAAGAAAGCTGGTTTAGGGATATCCTGACTCTCTGTGTATCGTCGATAGCGCGCTTGGCATCCTTTACGAACAAACACCTATCGCGCACAGAGAAGCTACAAGGCGCTTTTTTCAAATGATCAATTTTATTATCATCTATCTCTTTCTTTGACTCAAGTTTGGAAATCTCCTCTTCAATCTCAACAATTCTCTTTTCATGTGCGCTGGCAGCCTCTCTCTTTTCAGTAAAAGATATGATGTCGAAGCCATTGATAAAGTTTTCTATTTTTTCAAATAAAGTTTGCTGCTCTTCTAATTGCTGTGTTTTTTCTTCCTTAATCTCCTTCAAAGAAGACACAAGGTCCAAACACTCTCGCAGTTGCTTTTTCACATACCTGATGTTTGTCAGGTCTTTCGGAATAGACTGAATTTCTTTTTTTGTGTTTTCCAGCTCAGAACTGAAATTGGAGATCTTCTCTTCAATTTCGGACAGTTCTCGCTCGCGAACCATTAATTCGGTATTTGAACGTGCAACCGCCTCCCTGGCTTCCTGGATCTCCGTATCGTAATCACGGTCAGAAAACTTTTTTATGGCACCCTTCAGATCAGTCGAATCCTCGTTGACCATTTTGAACTTTCTATCAAAGAACTCCAAATCTAGAAATTTAGCTAAAATCTCTTTTCTTTTTGTCGACCCCTCATTCAAATATGACAAAGAATCTAGCTGGCTTGACATGGAAGTTAGGAAAAAATCGTCCACAGAGCCAAAAACTTTGCGAATGTTTTTGTCAGTTTCCATTCTAGAGACGCCGTTTAAGGACTTCTCCTCGTCAGTCAGCGTATCAAAAACCAAAAAATCAACATCAGTTTTTGCTTCCCAGGTTTCCTTACCTTTTAGCCTCTTCTTATATTTCTTGCTTGTTCTCTCTATCTTGTAGACCTTGTGACCAACAGTAATCTCTGCATATCCTCGACACCACTCTTCATTTTGATTTATAAGATTGAGATTTTTACGATTGTTTTTTGAAGTAGTGTTGTAAACAGTATAAAGTAGGCTGTCAATGACACTGGATTTGCCTGAGAAGTTCTTTCCCAAGATCCCAACAATTCCGTCAAGGGCTTCGAAATTTATTTTATTGGATTCTCCATAGTTAAACAAATTATCCCACTCCAAACATTTCAACTTCCAATTGATGTTCCTGTATACTTCCTCCTCTTTTTCCACCAGAGCGTTGTACTTCTTGTTCATCTCAAAGACCTTCTTTAAAGTTTGGTCCTCAAGGCGATGATCGCTTAAATACTCTTGAATAAACTTCTCTTGGATAGAGACGTCTCGCAGATCCTCTTGTCTTCCTGATTTTGTCAGGTTCTCGACAGAGCCACGTTCGCCGGCGGCTCGACTCAGATAGGTCACAACCTCTGGTTGGAAGCGTGTCTTCGCTGCATCAATCACACGACGGATGACATCCAACGGCAAATTATTTTCCGATAAAAGGCGCAGGCGCGCGCCTGTCTTGACTTTTATCTTGTTCGGTAGTCGACCCTTTGGTGTAAGTTTGACAGTTACAAAGGGTTTCGGATTCTCAATAACGTGATGTACACAAGTATAAGAATCTTTGCTTTCGATATCCCATACCAGAAAGCCCTTATCATTTGTCTCTCCGTGATTTTGTTGCACGGTTGAGCCAGGATATCTTACTTTCCCATGCTTATCTACAATTTGATTAGTTTTGTGTATATCGCCGAGAAAACCATAGTCAAAATTATTAAATATTTTAACATCGTCCTCGCCAGACTCCATCTTCCACCCAGTATCCGTTACCACCCCACTAACAGAACCATGATATAGAGCAATATTAATTCTACTTGAACTGGATGGAGGGCGCCAGTTGTCCCTGTCAAATACTGATAAAACATTGATTGCAAATTCATCATTTAAAGCAACCTCTCCGCTATTTTTTAATAGGTGTAAATTGGGGTTCTGAAGTGCATTAGCTATTGGTGTTAACGCATCTTGCCTGTTAGAGTTTCTTAAATTTCCGTCGTGATTTCCTAGAATTACATATGTCGGCGCTATATTCGCCAAATTATTAAGGAAATTAGAGCACAAATCAACGAATTCAGGACTAATTTGAGTTTTTGTGTGAGCTATGTCGCCACAATGTATGATATAATCAACTTTTTCTTGTTTGATCTTGTCATACAGCTTTGAAAATATCTCACGATATTCTTTGTGATACTTTAAATTTCTGATATGAGTATCAGCTAAATGAGCAAATTTCAACTATACACTCCTCGGCATATAGTAAATAATAGAAACGACAAGGAGGTAATAAAGGAATTATTTCTTTTTGGGTTCTTCTTTCTTCTCGGGCGCAGAGTCAGGAGAGCCCGATTTCTTGTCGCCGGATCCGGCTAGGCCGGGATAAGGGTCGCTTAAACCAACTGACGTTCCAGTCGCTTGAGCGCCTTTGACTTGGGCCTGTGACATACCAGTCTGCACAGCGATAAGGTCATCCATGTTATCATCCATATCCCCTAGTTCTTTTGCGTTAGCTCCTAGAATTTGTGTTATAGCTTGCAAGAGCTTGTTTGTTTGAGTGATTAACTTTAGAATATCGCCTTTTGGTGTAACGTTCATGGCGTCATCTGTGGTAACTCCATCGATTGTCACATCCTGATTGACGTTCCGCATCGCTAAATTTCCGCCGAGGCCGGCGAGGGCGCCGAAGCCTCGACCGAGAAAACCTAAGGCGCCTAGGCCGAGGTTTCCGGCTCTCTTTCCCCATTTTGTTAAGCCCCTACCTATTTTACTTTTTCCGAATGCTTTACCGCCGCGGCCAAAAAGCCTCACGAGGGCCAGTGGGTTTAAACCCTCGTCGAGAGTCACCTCCGGGTCGTATCCTGGTAGTTTTTTAATTAAAGCGGCCTCTACCTCGGCTTCGCCATATTGATTCACCATCTCCTGTACAGGTATAGCGATGTATTCTCTAAAAAAATCAGCGTGTGCGTCGTTGTCTAGGTTAAATTTCTCAGCCATAAGCTCATATCCTCGCAATCTTACTCAATAAATAGTTATCAGAACTCAAAAAGACCGCTGATTGTTTTCTGGACAAGAACTCCTCTTTTGACATCTCCCCAACATCATTAAAAGGATCAATGTCTACCTTATGGACCTCAATATCATATTTTAAAAATAATCTTATAAGACTGTCTTGCTTCTTTTCAGCATCAGAATCCAGAGCAAGATATACAGGGGTGTCATTCTTGACAATCTTGTGGAAAAGAGAAGAATTCTCATTCAAAGTCGACCCCAACAAAGGAACAGAATTCTCTCCTGCCTTTATTGCGTCAAAAACCCCCTCTACGATTACCAGGTCTTCGTCAAAATCCAAATAAAGCTCATTAAAGATAATGTCCCTGCTAGCTGTTGGGTTTAAATATTTCTTCCAAGAACCATCGTAGGACCTCGTCACAAAATAATTCACATGGCCAGAAAGATCGAAAGATGGTATGACTAGCCTGCCGCTATATTTTCCAGCTGCGCAATATCCAATTTTCCACTTCATAATATCGTTCTTGTTCACAGAGCGACTATTAAGATAGTTCAATGCTCGAATTGATGTGCTTGGCAGATCTTTGTTGGTGAGCGAAACAAAATTTTGAGGTAATGAGATTCTTTCCGGGGGAGCAATCTCTTCTGGGCCGAAGAGCTTTTCAGCAAAATTTTCTATTTCAATTTTCTGATCGAAACTTCTCCAATTGAAACGAGCTTGTCGGCCTCCGTATTTTCTTATTATACGATATAAATTTCGTCCGGACCAATCGCACACCCAACACTTGAAGACATTTTTAGATAAATTTACAGATAATTTTTTCTTGTGGTGGCCGCACTTAGGACAAAAAAACAAATATTCACTATTAGAAGTGTAGAAAGACCCTAGAACCTCTTTGAGAATAGTTAGCTTTTTTTCTTCTGACATTCAGACCAGCCCGCTCTGGCAATCACCCAACTATCTGCTTTGTCATAGCAATCAGGCTTAACGTTTCCATGCTTAGTATAAGTTATAGAAACGGAAGGGACGTTGTCAAGGACATGTTTTATAACACATTGCTTCGCCTTTGTTCCTCTTGGTACGGTTATTCCACACAGCTTTCTAGCTGAAGTAGCTGCTATGTATTCTGGTTTTGTCTGCAATATTCTATATACCAGCCATGACACCACCCCATTAAAACGAGCGAGAGTTGACAAAGTTTTAGCCGAGGAGAATCCAGATCTGAAACTTTGGAGAGATTGCTCGATATATACTCTTTCGACTCTGAAGCCGTCACCACAAAGCTGACGAATACGTTCTTCAACGTATTCTGCTTTTTCAAAGAAGTTTTTATACTTTCTCGTATCCCAAGACTCATTATAAACAACCTCCCCTGATGCGTCCACTATAGTTGCACCGGTGATACTAGTACTTACATCTAATCCCAAAATCATTGTTAAATTATACTATATATCTAGCTTAAGTTTAAACGTATAGCTTCTTTCTTCTAATTTTCTTACCGGCTTGGCTAAACCTGCGATTGCAATTAAGTTTTTGTCCTTGTCGTATATGCCGACTTTAGAGATGTAAGTAACAGGCTTAAAGCTGGCGCTGTACTCAGGGTAACTACTTGATAGTATATTCTTAATATTTGTTTTTGGGTCCTCTACGTATATTTGACTAGCAGATGCTGCTGCATAAGTTCCGCTAATGAACGTCGGGTTGTTTGAGAAATTAAGCTCACCTTCTTTGGCGTGTGCAAACATAGTGACAGTCTCTATGTAATTTACACCATTAAATTCTATTCCAAAGCTGGAAGAAGGATAGTCTGCAGATCCTGTTGCTCCGAAATATTGCCAACTGGCCGGCAACTCATCTGAATTATTTGGTAAATATTTCTCCGTCACACCAGAAAGCGCTGCACTAGCTGTCAGCATTATAAAACCTTCGTTATATAAAACGACTCCGACAGTTTGTCCAGTACTAGACCCTGTTGTTTGTATTAGCTGGCCATTTTTTAAAGTGTCTGCTGCTTCGGCCAGCAAACTCCCTGTTATATAATATTTGAGCTTAACGCTTCCTTTTTTTATACTTGAACCAAAAAATATTGAAGGTATGCTAATTAAATTTATAATTTGATTCTCTTTGTTTCCGTAAGCATAGTGTGGGCTAAGTTTGGAATAATAATCTAAAGTGTTTTTCAGAGCATATAGTCTTTTTTTCTTCTCACCAACAAAACTAACATCGTATCGATCTATTGATATAGTAGAAGTTAAAGGATATGAACCAGAAAGAATATCTCCGAAGTTAAAATCATGATTGAACTCGTCAGTTGTAATTGTTTTAAAAGTAGTGAACGACCCCCCTTTCGTTATGAAGGGGTATATCATTTCTTTATTAGCATCATTTGGATGCAGGTCTCTATGGACGTTTAATTCATAAAGATTGATATGGCCCTGGGGCGTGTGCGAGTTTATGGCGGTCTGGTTTTCATTATTATAATAAACAGACCCACTATAGATAAAGAACTCAACTTTAGGAAAAGCCTTTACCCTGTTGTGGAAAATATCATCTTTACCAAACTTAAAAAAGTTTCCATATTTGGAATAATGTGAGGGCATCGCCGATCCTCTCTAGTAGTCCAGCCGTACCCTCAGTGTCAACTCCGTATTTGGATCCTTCCTAATCGGCTCTGATAATTTGGCAACCGCCAGTAATTCGTTGTCTGAAGAATATAGCCCAACGGTGGTGATATATGTAATAGGCAAATCGTTAACGTTGTTTTTAACAACCAATTTGCTGCCAGAAACATATGTCGGGTTTGAGCTATAATTGTATTCATTGTGATTAACACGACAGAAGTAAATTGCTGAATTCAATTCAATGGTGTTGTTGAAAGTAATATTTTGAATTCTATGGCGGAAACCATCTGCCATCTGTTGTATGGTGGCGTTCATGATAGCCTGTTTCATTGGACCACCGCTCGAAGCAGAAGTCCATATATTTGGATTCATCCCAAAATATGAGCCGTTGTCCATTTCGTCTCCGGCGTGCTTCTGACCTAGACCTTGAGCGTCGCCGGTACCGAGCCTAGAGAATATCGAAGAAGTCAGCACTACAACTCCGGCTTGATAGAATATCAACCCACAACTTAAGCTGTTTGTAGATGCATCGGCAGAAGAGGAGAAGATAAGACCATAATCGCCAGCTGGTGACGTTCGGTACTCGTTAGCAGAGTCATAATCTCCAAAAACAAGCTTTGTGCCGGCGCCGCCGAAGCCGGGAGCTGTCGTACCAGAAGTGAGCATGCTCAATCTAAACTGGCCCTTCTTAATCTCATCTTTAGTTAAAAGTCGAGAAAAATTAAGAAAGAAACAATGGTTCATGACGCCAGAACCTTGATCATCAAGTGTTCCGTCTGAATCAAATTTTCTTATTTGACTGCCGGTGGTGTAACCCATAAGAACTTGTGCCATTTGATTATAAACATTCATCTTTTTGGCATTTTGAGTGTTAGCAGAAGAACTAGCGTTTGAACTAACGCCAAATGTGACATCAAAAATGTGGTTAGCAGAAGAACTTAAGAATGGATAGTCATAAACAGACTGAAACATGCCATGAGAAAAATTCTTAATGTTGGTTTCTGTGCTATCTCCGACACGATATGTTCCGGAAACTATCGTTCCGGTGATCGGAATTGCTTCATGCAGTAAAGTTCTCGTATTTACTACGTCGTCACCTAAAAGTGCTTTAAAAGTACTTGCCATTGTTTTTCACCTTATGCTATTTTAACGTATCGGATGGGGATATCTAATCTAAATCCAGTGTTCGCTCCGATTACACGTACAGTCGTATCTAAATAATAAGTTGTTTTGCCTTCTACCAGTTTGTCGTTCCCGCCTGTCAAAAACCCAAACATGTTGTCAGCCGCGTCAGAGTCCTCTGAATTCCCCAGTTGTGTAAAAAGATAGGTAGAGGAATTTAGCTCTTGAGACGCGTGAATTCTAAATTGCAAAGTGCTTCCGCGTGGGCCTTTGAAGACCTGTGGGTTGTTGACTAGATCTTCTTGCTTTTTGGAGCCGTTGTGATTTGCGTCAGCCGGACTTCCTTGTGGGTTCACATAGCCGTTGGCGCCCTGGGATGTTAAATAATATGTAGCAATATTGTCGTCATCAATAAAATTAACTGGGGCTGGTGTGTCGTTCGCGACGGGCTTCACTCTACCCAGCCTATAGTCCATCTCAACAATAAAAGAAGTCTCTACTAAATCAGAATCTAAGCCTAGTGCAGCTGCGATCTGATCAGTATCTAAACCTTGGTCAACTCTAATGAGGTCTTTTCGGATGTCCGAACTGGCGTTATACCCTTGCAAGACTCCTCTTAAATGCACCTCGTCGGGCCCATAAGAATTGTCTGGTGTCACGCCGGAGTTTCTATAATAAAGCAGCGCTCCATAAGTATCGTCGTCGACAGCAACGTAAAATTTTGGATCCGTTTTAGCAGAAGTAACTTTGCCGGCCACGTCCCCATCTTTTCTTTCAAAAGTCTTTGAATAAGCAGCCTGTATAACTTCATCAGAATCTTTGTCATTCTTGTTTAGCTTTAAAACAGGCATAAATAAAATATTTGTCCTAGAAATGGACATAAGCCTTGTCTTCAAACTAGCGGCATTATTTGTAAACGCTTCCAAAACGGGCGTTTGAAGAATCTCTAAGTCGTAATATGCGCTTCCACTAGCATGGTTTTTGTTGTACAGAGCATAGTTTATCTCGTCATCGCCCAAAGCAAATCTCGTCACTTTGAAGCTACCATCTCCCTGTGCCAATCTCAACCTTCCCGTGTCGGTCAAGACCGCGTCAAGTATGATGTCGCCAGAATTATCTAAAAATGCCATTTTTGTGCTCCTTTCCTCTATAAATAGTTAAATATTTTAATTATGTTTCATCACTTTCAGTAATTTTTTTATGAAATGCAAAATTAATGTCTAGTTTCTTGCCACTACCCTTTGAAGTAATCCTCATTTTATATCTTTTTTTCTTAGCGGTTGCGCCTACATCGGAAAAAATACTCTCAACTCCCGACGTAAAGTATAACTGTTTTGGAGTCGGTTTTAAATAAATATATTTTTTACATTCCTTTATAGGGCTCTTTTTCTCAACAGGCTCCATGGAGACAGTTCTTATTAACGGTTTCACGGCGCCTTTCTCATCTATCAACTCAACCTCGTAGACGCTAGAAGGGTTTGATACATGCCCGTGCGCGTCGATCGATCTAAATGTATAGTAATATTTAGTATTTGGCAATATTTGCTCTTCAAAGACGCCAGTCGTCGTTTTGTAATATTCAAAATCACCCCACGAAGTAGGTTTGAAGTTAATTCTAAATATTTGAAAATTCGTCACAGGGTCGTCAGAACCAAACTCAACTTTGTATCTTCCATCCGGACGGATGGGAGCTAGCTGTGAAGCTCTTATTTTTTCAAATGCCGCTTCATCTCCATCAATTAAAAATACTGGATAATCAGTATAGCGATCCGACAGGCCGTCCAGCAATATCTTCAATCTGTTGTTAACCGCCCTGTATGGCACAATGTTCACATATGGTGGTACAGGAGGCTTGTCCATTATTAATATATCTGGCGTAGAAAAAATCAAATCCTCTACCATTTTTATAGAAGGGGACACTTCGACGCTTAAAACAGCCGAAAAATCTCTAGATTCAATCGCTCCGTTGGCTTTTGTGTTCAAAGTTTCGCCGACGCCAACCGAGAGAATGTCTGCGTCCTCGGCGAGAACGTCCGGGTTGTCATCTTCACTTTTTAAGAAACCAGTTTGTTTATGGTCAGGATGAAGAGGGGCTCCAGGGTTTACCCAATAATATACGTATTTACACCCAAAAACAACACGTTCACAATAAACATTGTATTTGTAAACAGCAGCATCCTCATACTTAAGCTGCGTGTCGACAAATTTAGCTATATCTAAATCAGAGGTGTTTGGTATTAATATATTCTGCACGACAGAAAAAGAATCTTCATTTGGCAATTTGCGCATTTTCTCTATTTTATAAAATAAATCTTCCGTATATGCCGGCTTTCCTTTCAAAATATCCACATAGGATCTTCTGTGATTTTTGTAAGTCTCAGTTATTTTTTTATAAAAAGCAGCACCAAACAAGATCTTAAACATCTGGTTTTCTTCTAAATTCACAGCATCGTCTAAATCATTTCGAACGAAGGTCACATAGTTTCTGACGTCTTCCTGATCAGGAATATAATTGTTGTCTGCGCTTAAAGGCTCATGGGCGCCTGAATAATAGTCTCCAGAATTGAGCCATTTCTCGAAAACTGCCGGCAGGTCTAAACTTTTAAAAAATTTTGGTGTCGACAACTCACCCATGGAGTACTCAACTTCAGCTGTTTGTAGGTCTTTATACACACTCTCTTCATAGTATTCGATAAAAGATACTTGTTCCGAATAATCTGCTTTGAAGGAGTCTGCCTCGCCCCCAAGAGACATCGCAGATATGGTGTTGCCAAAAAACGGTGTCATGTGAGTTTGTTTCGCCGCGTCGCCTAAAGAGGTCAGCAATTTAGCAGAGAATTGTATCTCAGCATAGAAGGGGAAATGTTTCTTGTACTTCTCAATTTTGTCCATAAATGGCGTCATATTTGGACTAAAAACCAAATTGGTGCCTATACGCTCTAAAGCTTTGATTCTCTTATTTTCGCTATCAGAATCAAGAAAAAGTCGGGTATCTGTTGACAGTCGATTTGCGAATTCATTAAAATAGTCTTGATACAGGCCGTCGACATCAAATTTTGTCGTCCCGCCCTGTCCGTTAGCATAGGTCATGGTGATAAGCTTTTCAATTATTTTTGTTCCGATGTCTGCGGTACCGACCCACCCTAAATCTGGGTACCAAGGATCCCAACCTTCGTTACCAACAGTGCCGTATAGGGTTATCAAAGTCTCTAAAGGATAATTTTGCAACAAGTTTGTATACAAATCAGGCTTTGGTGTGGTCTCACTGTCTTTCCAATAATAATCTATAATACTTTTTTCTAACTCGCTTAAATCAATAAAACTATCTTGAATTAACTTATCGTTTTTGATTAAACGAAGAAATCCATAAATAGAAGGAAGGGCATTCTGCAGATCGTTTTTTAACGGAGACCCTACAACTGACTCATAGTAGTAACTCTTGACCCGCTCATTATAATATGTTGAATAATTTGCATAAAACGTTTTGCCAGCAGGTTGTTTTTCAAACAGCTCATTTTCATGAAAAGGTAAAAAAGTTTCATGATAGTGGTCATAAAACGGAGTTGCTGCATCCACAATAGGATCTAGCGGATTGCCGGCTTCAATGATAACGCCGGTCTTCATCAGATAAATCCAGTAAAATAGCTCCTTGGAACCGGCGTGGTCCTGGAAGGGGTTGTCATTGTTATCTACGTGACAATTTAAAACAACCCTTTCTCTTGTCGAGGCGCCGGTGAGCCCCCAGACACCGTCGCCGTCGATTTCTTCTGGATCTGAGCAACTCTCCATTGTTAGTGGATTATTACAAAAAACTTTAATTGTGTTCCAACTATTTGAAAAAATCTTATATGAATCTGCATCATCGTATATACCGCCTGGATAGTCTGCCTCTCGGTGCTCCCAGTTGCAACCTAGTGCAGTGCGTAATGTGTCTTTAGACGGATCCGAAGCAAGAGAGTATTCTCCACCAAGTACTTCTACTTTATATGCTGACTGGATTGAAGATCCGAGCCATGGGTTCGGGCCGAACAAACCACTGCCCGGACCTGAGCCGCCGGCGGCGGTGTGGTCGTCGTTCGGATCACGAGGCACAGACTCATAACTACTGGGATCGACCAATATTTTCCTTTTTCCAACTAATTCAAATGAATCTGCCATTTATTTTACACCCCTCACCAACATTTAATAATTACCCTCTATGTCGCCACCACCTCCGCCGGTCTGAATAGTGACCCCTTCGGCCGCGGCTGGAGTGATCACATCGATGCCCGCAATAGTTGTAGTTGCGGGAGTTTCTGCCTGAACGCCAGCTCCAGTTGCTGTTCTTGATGCGCCTGCAGTCATGGCGCGGCGAGCTTCCTGGCGGCCTCCTGCAGCGGTGGAGCGCGCGGTACCGCCGGGGTCGCGACCAGAAGGCGTAGTGGCTGGTCTATCGGTTGGGACGGGATCTGGGCCGTATATATCTCGATAGGGCGGCATATCACGAGGGCCCGGGCGGTCAGACATGCCCTTTTCAGTAGTTTCTCTATATTCTGCTATCTTTGTTCTGTTTCGTGATTCCCACTCACGGGGCCCGGGAACTTCGTATGTTCTTTCAGGCTCTGTGGGTATCGGATGTGGAGTGTAGGGTGGTATACCCGGGTTGGCGCTTGGATATATTAAAAAATACTTGTCCAGTACAGGTAAACATTCTTGTATTCCTTGTAGGAATTTTTCTTGATAATATCTAATCCTACAAAACAGCTTCTCTCCGTTATTTAAAGCTAGATCTTGTAAGGTTAACAGGCTCCAAGCTTTGTCGTCTTTTTTTGGAAATAAAGTCCCTCTGAAGACCTCAATTCTTGACGTCATATTCATATGCACAAAGAAAAAGGGTCTGTACTTACTTGCGTTTTTAAAAGCTGTCTGCATTATTGAATTTGTTTGGTCTACTTCTCCGTATTGTTCTCTATTTTTGTGCACCCAATATATTTTAAAACTATTAGGAAGAGCTTCTGAATAAGAAGTCATACTTAAGGCTCCCGGGGATTGAGAACCAACAGGGATCTTAATGATATTCTGCTTGTTGCTTTGAGTCAATGACTTAAAATATTCACTGGACTGTAATAGTCCATCGGGGTAATCTTTTTCAAGATCCCAAGGCGCGTTCGGGTCAATTTCTATAGTGAACTGAGCAGGAACTGCCTCAGTTTTATAGAAATTATTGTAAGTATTTGGGAAATGTATCGTCATACTGATACTATCAAAATAACGCTTATATACTTCTTTTGTTTCAAAAGCCAGTGGATCAGCAACCTGAGAATATTGATTATCGTAATAAGCATCTGACAAATCAAAACTTCCTTTTGTCATGACACTCAGCTTGTAAGCAGCTAGCGCAGCAAGAACCTTTTCATAATTAAGCCATTTGTTGAAATCTTCATGTAAGGCAGTAGTGATGCCTGGCATTACGTTCGAAGCGCCATATGCAAACGTCATAGCTATTTGAGAGAAAGAGGAGTGATTGAAGTTATAAGATTGCGCGCCGTTAGACACATTAGATAAAGTGACAATTGAAGGTGTTAAAAACGAATACGCTTGCTGTTTCAAAGAGTCGTGCTTGTCGGCGTTAATTTCAGTGTCATAGACAACGTTGTTACCCTGTTGTTTAAACATGGCGATATTGCCAGGAAGAAAATTGCCCTGCGTTGCAACGCCATATTCTCCGTTGAAATCAGTTAAAACAGCCTCAGAGAATTTTAAGGTATCTAGACGACACCTTTTATCAAAATATTCAGGTGAAAGACTTCGCAAGCCATAAAAGTTCTCACTTAGAGGTACCCCAACTGACAGGTAATCTACATATATAGATTCGTTCTGAACTGATTCAAATATTTCGTTTGGATGATCAAAAGTATGGTGCTCATAAATAGTTGATTCACTGGAAGAAATATCGTAATCAAAATGGTTTTTTAGATTGTATGCGACGCCGGCGTCGGAGCCTAAGGTGACCTTGTTTAAATCAGACTTTTTATTTATCCTTGTAGTACCAATTAACTTTTCTATTTTCTTAATACTTGTTGACAACAGCCTTGTAAAAAATTGTATACCTCTGGGGGATCCATCAACAGGATCAATCATCGCTTGAACGTGAGCCTCGTTTTCACTAAAACTAGGAAATATGCCAAATATTTGCTGCATTTTCGTAATTAAAGGCGGTGCTTCGATCCATGGAAAGTACTCTGCTCCTTCAAATTGTTTATAAGCAGCGTCGACAAATTCAGGATCCCTGAATGTTCCGTAAGTACTGTCAAAATAAGTTTTAAAGTTGCTTTTTAAATATGAATCCGGATGTTTAAGATCTCCGACGTAGCCGGCAGAATACTCAACGTTTAGGCCGTCTTTTGTAAACCCAGAAACTGCCAAGTCGTAATAAGACTCAAGGTTTATTTTAGCATGTTGAAGATCTCTCAATAGTTTGTATAGGAAATGATAAGTTCCGTCCTTAAAGTCCAACTCAATCCTATATTGATATTTACCGGCGCTGTGCGAGCCAGGGAACGTATCAGAAAACATGAAAAAACGATTTGCAAAAGAGTCTCCATTTAAACCCCCAAGAGAAAGTTCTGCTAATTCGGGACTTTGTATAGGAGAGTTGTAGCCGGTTGCATCGCTTATTGTGCCAACTAGCTGTGAAGGCTCTTCATAAAACTCGTCATTTGCAAACTTTTCATAAGTGTTTATAGTGTGCTCTTTAACTCTGTCTCTATAGAGCCTAAGTTCTAATATTTTTGAATGGCTTAATATTTCATCTTTAAAAGCCTGCGATAACGGTACAGGTACCGCAGCTGGATCCTTACCTAAGCGCGCTGTAAGTGTAGGATATAAATAAGAATTATTCTCTAATAAGTTTTGAAAATTTATGAAAAATAAGCCGCGCGCATTGTTGCCGACGTCTCTGCAAACATACAATTTCGAATATTCATTGTCGTTATCAAAAAGAGAGTGCGCACCGTTTCCGGTATACGGGTCACCTCCAATTTTTTGAAGATACTTACGTGTTTCTTTTTGAAAAGGACTTAAAAAATTATTTTGCAGGCTGAAGAGATTTTTATAGTTAGGGCCAAAACCTTCAGTGGGTATTTTAGACACGCCATGTTCCGGATTATATCCTCCAGGAGTAGCGCCGAATCCAATCATCGAAGATAAAGGTTCGGGCTTTAGTGTGAATCTAAAGTCCTCTATTTTATGGTTTGCCATTGTAGCCAATTCAAGACGAGGCTGATCTGTGCCAGGCTTGTGCTCGGCGCCAACCATCCAACCTCTGTTGGGTCCGAATCCACCGTCTCCGGCGTAACCATCTGGAGCGGGGTTATCTCCCGTTGCATGTAAGTGAACAGACCCTTCCCAAACTTTTCCTCCGGGACGCATAAAGACCTCTCTCGTGTCTTGTACTTTACCCCCTGAAAAAATTATCTCAGTGTTAACAGGACCTTCAAAGACATACTGTTCAAAAAAATCATCATATTCTTGCTGCCAAAAGCCATTATGCATCATCCATGCCGGAGTGTGCAAGAAAGTATAAAATGCAATCCCAAGATGATTATATTGGCCATTATATTTATTTTCAATATCCGGGTCGAACTGCAATGACCACGAAAAAGGTATTACATAATACTCCTTACCATCTTTAAACTCTGTTCTTATTTTCCCTTCTTTCCCTGCGCTCAAAACATCAGCCTTAGTTAGGTCCCCCAATAGAGATGAAGTACTAACTTTTATTGGGACATAAGCGCCGGCGAACCCTACTTCCTCGTAAGGCACTGGACTGGGGTAGAAATGACCCTCATTTTTTGCTAACATGCCATCCTTGCCAGTCCACTCGCCTTTCATCTGACCACGCGGGAGATGTCCATCACCTTTAGATTGCGCTAAATAAATGTTACTTTCGCCGAATTCTGGGTCACCTAATGGATCATGGCTAGCCCGCAGCCTTGCAATATCATCGCTAGTCTTATATACGACAGGTTGTATATACAAGTGGTCAAGTATAGATGAGGCAAGATTTCCCTCCCCGAGATCGTTCAGCCACTGCGATTCTAAAAGTTTATTAACTTGCTCTAAGACTTCAAAACGAAGAGTTACTCTGAGGGAATGTGGACTGTACGCTGTTTCGGGGTTATCCCACCTTTCTAAGACGATTTTTCTGCAATAAACGTGAGGCAACAACCCGCCGCCTACGTGCATGTCTAATATGGTCCCTAACATATACTAGCAAACCTCCCCAGGGTCGTCAGATTCATCTTCATATATATCAAAAGATTTAGGGGCGGTACCGCCGAGAACATCCAAGCAAATCTTGGTCTTTGGATCAGAAAATACGCCTTTAGATTCGTCGACCGGGTCATATGTACAGAGTATTTCGTCTCCTATTTCGTCGTCGACAAACAAATCAAAATAAAAATCTACGTCCATTTCACTTGGTGCTGGCATCTCTTGATCCATGTAGGATATTTCACTTAGCTGATGTTCTGTTTGAAGAAATTTTAAAGGCTTTAAAGTTTCGATCACATTATCTCCCTGCTCTTCTTCTTGTATTTCAAATATTTCAATGTCAAAGTTTTTATTTTGATACAGACCGTTTTCTTCCGTCAGCTTAAAGAGAAAAAACATCTTTTCCTCGTCAGAAGTTATAGCAAAATCTGACAAAACCAAGCCGGCTTCATATTCATCTCCAGAAAAATCATCCATAGGATCAACTGATATCCCCTCCACTATCATTTCAGTCTCAAGCTGGGGAATCATTAGCGTATTCCTGCCGCCACTTTTTTCTTGTAAGTTTATATAATTAACTGATCCTGATAAATTACCGTTTAAGAAATTCACCCTCCAGGCAGGAGCATAATTAGAGTTTAAATTGCTGGTTCCGATGGCCATTGGCAAAGCGTAATTTTTTTCAGGAGTCCTTTGTAGGGCTTGAGAACCTACTTCTTCATCACCAGTTAAAATAAGCTCATAGCTATTTGCGAACTCTTTCTCTAAAGAAGAATGTCCAATCTGTGGCCGCATCGTTTGTGCTTCTCGAATTCTAAATTCGGAATCATTCTGTAACTCTATAACGCCGGCAGATAGAGCATCATAAAGAACGTTTTCATCAAAAAATGAATAAAATTCTGGCTTAAATTTACCTTTTGAAAGCAAATAACGACCATATTGCGTCATCTGTAGATCGATAACATCTTCTTTTTTATTAAAAAACTCCACTTATTCTCCAACCTCAAATTCAATATCAATCTTAATCGATTCAATCAAAGAAAAATAATCATATGGCCAGTTATGACCGACGACTTCACCCAGCCTAACGTTTGAGAACTTGTCTTCCAAGTCGAAGCTAAGTTCAGGTGCGTCTGGCTTTGACTTTAATTTTTTGCGTATCTGTGTTGCAATTTGTTTTTCCCTGTAGGATCTAAAATCTTTTTGCCCTCTCTCCTTTACTTTAAATACCATAAATTTAAGATTTTTATAAAAATCTTTTGCTGTCCACTGGGGCCATAACTCGCCTCCGTCTCCAGTTGAGAGGTCTTCATCTGAATAAGGCGGCGGTACCGGCGCCTGAAACGGAAGCGGAGACAAAAAGTTGGCTGGGTTCCAAGAACGGAGATCTAAAGACATTTGCATCGGTGCTCCTGGGACGTCGAGTTCGCCGCCGGAGCCGAGCATTGTCGGTGTGAAAAATTTCACTTCGGGCAGCAGTTCTTCATGCAGATCAGTTTTAGACGGCGCTACTACAATTTGTTCAATCATCTTTTGAGCTTTTCGGCTGACATCTGGCATTATCCCTTGATAAATATTTATCAGGTCTTGTTTACCCAGGAAGTGCTTAAATGGCACAACCATCATTTGAAATGGTTGATTGTTGAAGTGTATAAAATCAAATTCTGGTGGCAATTGATATCCGTTTATACCAGCAGAAGGGTTGCCGTAAAGCATCCTGATCATTTTCCCACAGTCCGTGGACATTGCAGATGCGTACACATCATCATCGGCGCCGTGGAGGGTCTTATAAATTGGGTTGTCTTTCCCGTAAAGCTCTCGCGTTAAAAATGTAGACAAAATACGGTCAAAAACGTTTTCTTGAATGGGCAAAAAGTGCTTGCCCGGGATAACCTCTCTTGTTCTGTATAATTCAGGCATTGGTTGATAGGAGTCTTTTGTTTGGCTGTAATCGCCGGGGTGGATACTTTTCTCTAAACTCGGGTCCACAATTTTGTCAGACTCATATGCAATTTTTCTATCAAAATAAGGTATTATTACCAAAGCTTCTGATATTTGTTTAGTAGAGGCAATCTTGCCGATTTCAAAAACTTCTCTCTCAAATCCGATTTTCCTAATCAGCGAATCAATAGTAGGTTCTGCATCACGATATGTCGACCGGTCAGTGTAAAACCCTTCGCCATCGGACAAATTGGTTGTAAACCCGACGTCTCCAGGCAGGGAAGCTTCCTCAAGGGCAAAATTATCGTCAACAGTCATATAAATCCCTTTTCCTTGGGCGGCCGTGGAAGAATTCATCGCTGCAGCGATTTCGTTTTTGGCATATACGTCGTAAGGGTCGGTACCATAACCTCCCCACATGGACCTCCCCGTTGTTTCGTCATGATACGTATTTTGTACAGTTTCAAGAACATCACCAACTCCACCATGGAAAGCATATGAAGAAGAGAAATCTAGGACAGGACAGACCCACTTTGGAGTGATATACCAAGAATAATAGTTGTCATCTTGTCCTTCTTTCCTGATTAATACAGGATCGTTGAAAACATCAATACTTGCTTCAATTTTCATTCTAGTGGCGGACCCAGTGGACACTGATGCAGTGTTTGGCACCCATTGCGCCAAGCCACCTGTTACATTGTATTTTTCAAAATAAGACGCATTTGCTTTAACCTGATCTTGAATCCAAGTTAGCGAAACACCACTACCATTACCTTCAGCATTGGCGATGGAACTGGAGATATTTAAAAATATCTGACTCTCTCCGTAAAAATATGGAGGAGTGAATGCCTGATAAGCAGGATCTTGTAAGTTAGCAGCATAATAACTCTCATAGTTATCTTTACCGACTTCACAAAATTCATCGTATTGATCAGTTTCATAATTTTTAACATTACTAACAAATTTATCTTCAGACCCTGTCAATGGAACAATTTCTATTGGAGGACCATATAAATAACCTCTCAAGCTTGAAAACTTTTGAAATGCACTATTTCTATCAATCTTGTAGCCAGAGCGTCGAGGGCCCTCGCACATCACTTGTTGTGATCCCATGTACAGGCCGACGCTCATATAGAACTTCACATTCTGATCAGCAAAAACAAGAGTTTCTTTTGATTTTGGCTCTGAAACAGCTATAGGAAACTTTACGTTGGCGGTTCCTTGGTCGGCTAAAAAGAACTGCATGGTTTCTGCCAGGAAGTTATTCATTGCGGAAAAGTACTCAGGCACCTCGACGGGTAAAGAGGGATCCTTCCAGCCGAGGTCGAATTCTGGCTTTAACATACAATTTGGAGTGTATGTGTAGTTTGCGCTATGGCCAGCAGTACCGCTGACTGTACCTGCAAAAGAAGCTGAGGATATCCTATCAAAATCTGTAAAATCTGGTATAAGATAAGAAGCCTTAAATTTATTAATTCCGAGCTGTAATTTGCCGGGTTCATATAAAGCTTCAAACGGCAATCTATAATCCGGTGCGCTCGTCAAAATTGCTGGAGTTGTCCTACTCTCTCCCAGCATGTAACCACCGCCGTATCCAAATGAGGCACTAAACATCGATCCGGTTACCGCCCTAGGTGGTACAAATAATCTTGGTGCTTTGTTATAGACTGGGTATTCGACAGCTATGCCAGATTTGATTGAATTATATAAAATGCCAGGGGCCATCAGCGGTTCCAAAAAAGACTGTAGGCGCGCCGCATCGAATCCAGGGGAGACACCGAACTGTGTTTGTTCTAATTTAAGTTTTCCTGACTGGCCTAGCGGAGTTCCAAATGTTCTTACATCCGGATCTCCTGTCAAATCTAAGCCCCAGTTGTCATCATGGCCTTTTTGCACGCTTTCCTGCAAGAAACTAATTTGATTTGTCGTCATATGGGCATTAGTCAAGTAAGGCCCGAAGGCCGCAGACAAATATGTTCCTAGTTGTGTTGTCCTGGTAACGGGATAAAATCCATTGTACGGTAATAGCTTTTTAATTCCTCTGCATATAAATTTTATTTTATTCGGGACCGTGTTTGAATCTTGTTTAAATCCATGACCCTTCTGGTCAAGAAGGTGAGCAAAGCTTAAAATATTGTCAGTGTGTAAATATTTCTCTCTGAAAGCAACACTTCCACTATCCCAGTCCCAATGATGTGTTGTGTTCGTGGGCGCACTGCTTTCTACTACTCCAAAATTATCATCATATCTCCACCTTTGGGGAACACCAGTTGCAGGGTGAGCTGCCGGATCGTTCATTAAAGAAAGTGATTCTATTCCTGCCGATGAAGAAATTTCTCCACCTTCAATTGATAAATTGTTTATTTTCGAACTAAGCTTCATAAACCCGCCGAAGGGGCCCGAATCGATGGGAGAATGGTATCGCTCGATTAATGGTTTATTATAAGACAAGTTTGGATTCGTGGGCGCATCCTTCACTTCATACAACGGTTTGTCCATCTGTGAGGTACCACCCACATATTTGTGATAATACTTGTAATTGGGAGATATTTTAAATTCTGATACAATGGAATAGTCTCTTCCTAAGAATTTGACGACATCTCCTATAAAAGAATTATAGTCATTATACATCGGATCTCTTCCAATGACTTTATTAGTCACATAAAACGGCGTATTGTACGGATATGTGTGTCTAAGATACTGCAACGATGCTGTGGGAGAAGCATAACCTGATTCTGAATCCTTACCTCCAGTAAACTCATATGGAACATTTCCAGCCACCGAATCGTTGAAGTCTCCGGCGGTTGCTATTTTTGTTTGACCGGCAAAACCAGGAGATGTTTGCCCAAGATAAATGATTGGGCGCGCGTCTTCGGTGATGTCGTAAGAAGCGGTTATTCCAGGGTGATAGGGGCCGAATTTTGCTGAGGAGCCAGAATGAGCGCTGGCAGATAGAGGGGTAACCGCGTTGATCGCGTTCACAAGATTAAAAGCAGACTCTCTTGGGCTGGATCCTCTCGAAAAACCAATAACGTTTGGAGTCGAAGTTAGATTAGTTGTTGCTCCCTCTGTGTAAATAATAGGTCGACCATGAGAAGAAGTTAATATTATAGAAGAGTCAGCTTCAATCGCGGCCATAAGTGTGAATTGTGCGCTGGCTGTATGATTCGTCATACTCCTTCTATAATAAAAAATAGTTGGTTTCGTGCTATAAGCTAATTCTCCGGCGGAACGAGTTACCATTCCAGGAGGCACACCCGTTGCACGAGAAGGAGTCGCATGAATGTAGTAGGTCTTCCACGCTGGTAATGATGCACTCAAGGTCGAATTTGCAAACGTTGTTGTCATCGAATAAGGTACAGAATGTGGAGAAACGCCAATTTGGCGTCCTTTACCACCGATGCTAGATGTAAGATATGGCAGCACCACTGAAGCGCCTTCGCTGTCCGTAAATGTGTCAAACATGTCTTCACGAGTATCCAGAGGCCACATACTTAATAGTGAAATTGGATAAGGCTGATATAAAACATGTTGCACAAAACCTCCATACGGTTGTACAAGAAGGTTGCCATCAGCGTCAATGTTAGCTGATCGTGACAAGGTATTGATACCGTTCATCACAATTCCGTTAGATGTGTAGTGTGTAATATGGTTCCAAGGGCCGAATTCGTCAGCAGCATTAGAACTTGTGCCGTGCATGACAGACGATGTTAACCCATTAGAGGCCAGCAAAAACGGAATTTGTGTGTGTTGTGGCCAACTTTGCGAATTAGACGCGGATTGATTTGTTCTCATTCGAGATGTACCATCAGAATATATTGGAGGAAGCCTGAGGGCTTCTTCCGCTGTCCGGCCGCGCTGTAATTCTTTCCAAAAGCTTCGATTTAGAGTTCGATCATAACCATTCGAACCTAACCCGGGTTCTTCTTCATAGTGTGGTCTTTTTAACTTGAACGGTCGATAAGCGTTAACGCCCTTAGGGAATATCGTTTCAGAGTATTTATAATTTGATGCGCCGACGTCGCTACTAGCGTGAAAAATTCCGTACAATTGTTGTTTCCCGTGTGTAGGTCCAGGCGACGAAGCTGAGACAGGATCCGTTTCAGAAATTTTCATTCTATAATTTAATTGAGGATTTGTGAAAAAAGACAACTCATTGGACAGAGATACCCTAACTCGGCCAACGCCGGCTATGGAGCCACCAGGTGTCATGAACAACCCAGTATCGTAGATTAACGGCTTAAATTTCGAAACAACTGTTGGCTCATAATAATATTCTATCTTGGGTCGAATTTTGTCGCCAACAAAACCTGGAAGATGATCGAAAGTGCCTTGAAAAGTTATATGAGAATATGATCCCCATGGGGCGCCCAAATTCTCCTCGTATTCTTTTCTTTCCCTCCAAAGAGATTTAAAATATGAATGCTTTTCTTTAGGATCCGAAAACCCAACTTCAATCGACGCGGTATTAAATCTGCGAAGTTTTCTAGCAACAGAATGTTCACCACCGCGGATTTGTTTCCAAGAAGGGTGCTGGTATGGCCCTTGACGATTTAATAATACAGAATTTAAAACAGTTGCTTGTGATGCTTTGATTCCTTCAGCGCCGGTTGCTCGTTTGAACGCACCGTTGGCCGGCCATGACTCGTTAAAGTTAAGCACAGACCCTGTCTTGAAAGACCCGGCAATTGAGCCGAAAAGGCCACTATAAAACAACGATGCAGATAGTATATTAGCAGAGCCTTCGCCAGTGGGGCTAAAATGCATTTCTTCTCTAATGATTGTATTCAGGCCTACAAAATCAACGGGTATAAACTGATTTACCGCTGAAATTGTGTCAGCATCAGCATGCGTCCAAGCATATTGACGATTCCCGCCGGCATACCTGGCGGAGCCTATATCACTAGCGCTTATAAAATTTAATGATCCACTAAAAGCCATTTTTTTACCTTAACCCTGTCTTATAATTAGATTATACACTAAATTATTGATGCTGTTATCCATCTTGTTTGATTGTCTGTTCTTGGGATCATGTGTGACACAAATCCATTGTCAAAAAACGAAGCCGTGATAAAACCACCAGCTAAATTTGCTCCACCGCTTGGATCATCTTTCCGGTCCAGACTATCGCCAACAAACTCAATTCTTTCAATGTTGTTTTTATGATATCTGTGCATGGAGGCAGATAGAACAATGTAGTCATCGGCGCGGATCAGTCCGCGATCGTATGGACCAGTGTTCCAAAGGCCTTCGTAAATCCTCGCTGAAGCAGTCGTATGCTCACTAGCGCCAAATTTACCCATATGTGCTTGAAGAGTTGAATTGTGCGCTGCTCTAATCCAGCGGTTCCTCCAAGGCATCGCGTTATAAACAGAATAAATCTCATGTGCTGGGTCTAAAAATCCCCTAGTCATAACTTCGAAACCGCCAGGAGCGCTGAACCTGGACTTAAGCCTGGTTCTATTCCTAACAGATCCTGTTAAGTACGTTCTATCTGGGAGTGATCCAGTCGACTCTCCAGATGGCACTAGATCTGAAAACTTTTCAGGGCCCGAACCTGTCGGAAGGTTTAAAAGTCTGCTTGTTATACTCGACCCTGTTAAATTTAAAGTTAGCGCAGAAGTTTTTACAATACTGTCAACATTTTTAACAAACCAAGGATCGTTAGCTTCAGGGCTCAAAGTGTTGATATATTCATATCTATCAAAATAATTTCCAACTGTCATTGTGCCTGATACGGAGCCGGTCGTTTGAACATTTCTTATATTCACTGGTCGTTTAGCTAACCCGTCTCTTGTTCTTGTTGCATAAGGTTTACGGTGATCATCAAAAGTTGGGTGCAGCATTTTAAAAGAATTCTGTTTAACTCCATCGTACTTATAAACATAAACGTTGTCAATTGCAGCGTCGCCTCGAACAGAAGTGGGGTCTGAATAAAGAAATCTTATGAAAAATCTCTTACCCACAAAACTTTCCAAACCAGAACCGTAGTCAGTAGAAGAAGCAATTGCATTTTTAAAAGGCAGGCCGGCAAAAGCATGTTGCTCACCAGATATAGAAGAAGATAAAATAGGCGAGGCGCCGTCGTGATCCCAAGTAATTGCAATATCAGTGACATCCGCACTAAAATCTCTAGTAGGCGATGCTTGCACGCTTAACGTACCGCAACCGCCGCCATGCATATGATACCCAAAAGATAATCTGATATCTTCTCCTTCCTGTACGTCAATAAAATCTATAAGCGGAGTTACCAGGCCGAAAGGTCTAGCAGATCCTATGTAATCACTGGCATCGCAATAGGCATAAGTACCGGCGCTGGGGCCGGTGCCTGGTGTGGAAGTCACTCCATCTACAAGCTTCCATTTGTTTGGGGCAGAAGAGACGCCGTTTGTCCAATACTCATACTCGCTCGGATCATCTATGCTAAATGGGTTGCCCGTCATGGCCGGGCGAAGTACTTTTGTATCAGTAGTGCCGCCGCCGCCTGCAGGTACGTCCGCAAATCTTTCTAGAAGGACATATTCGGTCTCGTCTAAATTCAAAAAGAATTGTAAAAACCACCCCTCGGGTCGGGATATTTGGTTGTCAGAACCTAGATTTAAATCTACATGACGGTGCTGCATTCCCCCTACATGCCTTTCTGTAAAAGGGCCCTGCATTGGTATTTCAGCGCCGATACCATATTTATCTTCATGAATGTTGGTAAAATCGATCTTGTATTGGCTGCTGTATTTTGAAGCATAACCGCTGTCTATAGAAGATGAAAAAATATTAAACGGTAAAAGGAGGCTGCTCTTCGCATCAACATACTCATAATCATAGCTACCCGAGCCAGGAAGACCGGTGTCGATTTCAGAAGCCTCCATTGTCAACGCATTGAATCTAAATTCTTTTCTATTTACTGCAGCAGGTACCGGATTATCGGCGCAATCAACTTGTTTTATTTCATTGTCTAAATCTAGGTAAATGAAATCATCGTCGGATCCGAATTTAATGGCGCCTTTATAGAAATCATGTCTTTGTGCTGAATCCGGATTGGCGCCTGCTTTAAGGTTTAGCGACTTATCAGTCACCAAATCAGTTACTCGCCCCAAACTTCTATAAGAATAATAGGATTTAATATATTTTGCACCTTCAACAGTTTTTAATGTCGGAGGACCTTTACCGCCAGTCGACCCAGTTAACTCAGTCACGAATATTTTAAGCAAACTATTCCTATCAGAATCGACGCTAGAGTTTTTAGTCCTTTTTGGACCATCTCTTTCTGCGCGCTCGTTCCACCATAAGCAACTTTCGTTCTGTGTTCCTGGGCCTGAGGAAATCTCGCCGGCAGAAACAGGGGCGTGACCAAATTTCCAGTTATATTTAAGCTCCTCTATGCCATGAAGAGAACCAACAAGAATCGGAGGGTCCGACTCCAAAGTCGGAAATTTAGACCAGTACTTGCTTCTTTCTAAAATATGACCCTCAACCATGTTTCTTAACAATTCAACAGTGTTTGAAGAGACAGGTATCAATTGATAAATCATCATTGTTACTGCGTCATCGACCCACTTGAAATATTCTGTGAATTTCTCTAAATCTGGTTCATTTTCGACTCTTTCAAAGAATAGTTGTTTTAATTTCTCTACTTTTTTGTAACGTCGACGATAACGATTAACAGGATCTCCTACTAAATTGTTAAAGTCAACGACTGTTGCAAAAAACCTCAACATTTCTTCAGAAATTATTTGATACATGCTCTTTTCGACAGAAAGAATATGCTGGACATAAGTCGTGTCTCTTGTAAAAACTACATCGTCTTGCTTGTTCAGCAATTTGACCATATCGTCGCTATTTACAATCTCCGGCAGTTTTTGTTTTGCTGTTTGCACAAATTCGACATCAACGGCCTGGCCCCTGTGAGGAACAGATGAAACAAAAAAGTCGCCGCGGCCGGCATAATTATATTCGCTTATATCACTCAACCACCCATAGCGGGATATTGTTTTGTCCCGCAAAGATCCAGAAGTGTAATCATGAATTAGAAATTGCCCACTACTATCAGAACCAGTAACGTTATCTAAAGTCCAATTTAACATTAAGGTGTCAATTTCTGGAATATACGTGTCAAAAAGCTGCTTGTGGCTAGCGGCGAAGCTTGTGTTCTTGTATGGGTGTAGCCGGCCATAACTATGAGCATTTTTAGCGTGGGCTCTGATTGTTTCATCCGACAAATAATCAAACCAAAAACGCACAGACGATACTTTTACATCAGAATATTTTTCGACACTTCCAGTAAAGTTGGTTCGTGCGGCGCCAACAAATATCCTTTTTGGCTGTGTGAAAAATTTCTCAGCCTGGCCATAACTGATCGTACCGCTGAGAGAGAATTCATTTTGAAGTACATTAGAAACATAATTGACACCGTATAGTTCATATGTGTATGATTCATCATATGCGTCTGAAGAGCCAGATAAACTGCCAGACACTAAGCTAGCGAAAGGATACTTTGTTGGCTTCAATCTAAAGGCTAAGTTCCACTTTTCATTATCATAAACACCCATGAAAGAGCCTGTCGACAAATCAGACAATATAGGACTAGAACCTGAAGTGACTAGTGCAAAGGTGACGTTGCGCTTGTCATTGTCGGCCTTGTTCGCTACAATATTAAAGTTAATTGTATCATCGTCAGCAAAAGTTAAATCAGTGTTTGAAGCCCTGACTGCGTGCATTCCAAACAGAGAGGCGATATTTGTTGGAAACAAATGATAATTTTTATCAGAAGCAATGAATCTCTTTGGAAACATTACTTCTGCTTCTAAAGTCATAGACGAACCTGAAGCGGCCAGTGCAGAGATTGCAGGAATATATGATATGGAATTTCCGTCGGATTCATCATAATATTGATAAGCAGTTGCAGTAAAAGAGTTGGTGTACACTGCAGAAGAAGTCAGTCGAGTTTCTAAATCATCAAAATCAATATATTTCTTTCTTATGGCGGTGTTTGTAAAATTGTCCTTGAACTCGTAAACATCATTATTAGCATAAATATTTAATTTCACCAATTCTTCATCGACGCCAAAACATCTTAAGAAATTTCTTAAAGATTTATACGTGCCTTTAGATTTTTGGATATACGATAAATTGTTATATATATTTTGATATATTGTGTTTTTTACTTCATGTAATTTCTTTTCAAAAAGCTTCTTTTCATCTCTTTCTAAATATTTTGCTAAAGCAGACGCATGTGCAAACAGCTCTGGTGCATCATAGCCCCGAGTTGTCAGCAGCCTGTCAGCAAAAGGTAGTGGCTTTTCATAATCATTGTCAAATGGATAGTTTATATCCTTCAATCTTGGCAGTTTTTCAATTTGCAGATAGAGATCGTCAAAAAAGCTAGCGATTATTTGAGTTAAATATTTTAACTGAGAAGTCTTCTTTTCATCTTCTTCTGCGATCCATCCGGGCATCGATCGGTAGAGAGAAACGGAATTTTCGTGATCATGCGCGGCGCCGTCTTCTTTGCGATTAGTTATCAAAGACGATACTTGTGAATGATTGGAATACAAAATCGGATCTTTGAATTCTTCGTCTGCGACGCCCGCCAGCACCATAGCAGACCCAGTTGCACGGAGACTGTTGCTATAACCTACAAACTCTCCGTTGGAAATTCGACCAGAATAGTCCAAAACAGAAGAATCAGTAGAGTCAATACCAACTATACCCTCGTTAAATTTATAATACACCCCCAAATCAACATAATTTAAAATATCATCATATTTTACGTTATCAGTATTGGTGCCGCCGCCGAGTTGCGCTTTAAAATACCTTCCTAATTGTTGTGCATCACGCTCTGTTTTCCAATATCTAAATTCGTCGAAAGAAGCAGAAACTAGTTGACCAAAGCCTCGGCCGCCAGATTGTTGTGTCTCCGTAGAAGAACCGCTAATAGCCGCGACGCAGGCGCCCAAAGCAGCAACCATGGTGCCGCTAAAAGCAGAAAGAGGTCCAGCTGCAGCAGTTTTCTTAGAATTATGTACGCCATCAAAATAAAGCCTTGATATGGTCGTAGTTGCTGTGTCTTTAAGCGTGATTGCGTAATGATGCCAGTTATCATCAGCTATATCAGATATAGGTGCTATGTCATGAGTAAAGACCAAGGCTGTTGAGCCAGAACGTGCGTTGACGGTAACTCTGTCCTTTTTAGACCTAGACAAACTAACTCTAAAATCACCGTAATTGGGGCTTGTGCCGGTACCTGTATGGCTTCCTGTGTTGTGAAGGTGAAAAATATATTCTTGAAGGTCGTAAGCAGTGCCGTCTTGAGTAAGCTGAGGCGCCCATGCTGTCTTTTTCATCCAAAATTCGATCGTCACACCTTTGGCTAGATCAAACTCTAGGTTGTTTGTTCTTTGACTACCTGTGTGATATATGTTGGCTTTGGAAGTGCCAATTTTTGACGGGCCCGCTTCTTTTTCATACTTGTAGTTGCCATTGGGGTCTGCATTAGGTCCTCCCTTTATGAAGATATATTGTGGGAAACTAGAACTAAAAATAGGTAAATTTGGAGACTTGTTTCCTGCAAAAGATGTACCTTGTCCAACTGAAACATAACCATTTGTTCTGGGATATTCGTGTTCAAATATAAAAAGGTCTAAATAAGTGCTATCGTTCTCCCATTCAAGCTTTTCTGCTAAAGAGCCATCATAAGGATATGTCTCATATATTCTTTTTATAGCAGATTCGTAATACAACTCTGCTGATCCGAAACGAGCAAAATTAGAAGCGGTTGTAAAATCAACGTCGGGTATGAATCTATTTCTTTTCTTAGAATAAGCGTCGACATAGCGAGGAGATTCTAAGTCATCGCGAACGTCCGTCAAAGCCTTGTTTTTCAAGAACTTGAGGGAATATCCTTTATCAAATAAATCCTTAATACTCATAGATTAACCCAGTTATATATAATTAATTATCTTCAACTCTAAATTTGAATGCTTCTTCTTGCTCTCGCCAACCATCTGACGTATAATATGCCAACTTAATGCCGTATAGGTAACCGGACTCCAACAAAGACATATCTAAATCAAAATAGCTTCCTGAAACATCATATGATAAGTATGTATGATAATCTGAACTGGATGTTGAGTTGTTGATGACAGTGTGATTGTCAATCATTCTTATAACTTCAAATGAAGCGCTAGGAATTATAGCTCCCTCTATTTCAGTTGTGGCAACGTTGTAGATTGTCGGGCTAAAATCCCTCAATCGAGTGAAAACTCTAAATCTTGCGGACTCGTGTTTATTATAATATGGCTTTAGGTTGGTAATCTTTGTTGTGAACTGGTTGTAGTCGTTAGACAGCAAAGCGCTAGCATTATTAAGCTTTTTAACTTTTATGGACCCTGTCTTGAATTGTCCCAAGTTAGAGCTATACCACACATCGTGAATAAGTGACGCAGTAGTAGATGCAGATATATGCACACGGTAAATCCCTGTATCGACGCGGGTAGCTAATTCCTTCTCTAATACACCGCCGTTCGCCGACCCGCTGGTGCTAGCGTAAAGATTTACATAAATCGTCTCGTCGCCAGGAATGTCTCTAAGAGTGCCTCTGACATAATTATAAAAGTATAGCCAATTTAAATTATCTTCTGCCGAGGCCAGGCTGCTCTTGGCGTAAAAATCACCTCTATCGTCAGTATTTCTAGAATCCCATCTAACTTCGATTACTGGTCTCTTAAAGAAAAATTCACTGGTTCTAGAGAAAAATCTTTTTGTATAAAAACTATCTTTAGGGCCGTCTGGGTTGTGCGGAACAGAACCTGAATCTAAGTCGTCTGAAGTTGAAAAGTATGCTTCTTGACTAGAGGTGAAATGTATGCCAAAGCCATAATTTGCTTGGTTTCCTTGAATCCATTCTTCGACCATGGTTGTGACATCTATTTCTAAATCTTCAGGGCCATCATTGAAACTGGCAGTATACTGAGGTAGTGTATATCCTTTCCCTTCGACACTTCCTGATGTGTAGGATGATGTATGATAAGCACCTCCAACCTTGTTCCATCGTGTTGCTCTCTCTCTGTTCATCCAGTTTGAGCCGTCAATAGTATCTTTTGTCTTATCCTTATAATTCTCCATGTCCAGCCCATAGCCTTCTTGCCACGAACTAGACACAGCCAAGACGTTTAGAATGGCATCTCTAGGTAGTTGTTCAGAATGCCTTGCATTAAACATCCTTAAATAAAAACTAGCAGAATTGACAGCGGGTATTTTTCCATCAACCCGGTCCTGCGCGATGGTGTCTATTGGAAATTCTATTAAAATTCTAGAA